CTGGAATTTTCCAAAAAATTTGACTCGGTAAGTTGCAGCCTAACACACACGCGTTCCTCTTCTCTCCTCCCCTCTTCCCCTTTCTCCTCCACTCTAACCCACATTCCCCCACCCTTCCCCACAGGGGGCGCACATTGGGATTTCAACGAAAGATTTCTAAAAACCTCATTCTGGCATTCCTGACAAGGTTTTTTGCTTGACACATCCTTCCCCTCTCTCTATACTCTCTTTCAACCCATGATCGATCCTGCATCCATCCACACACCGCTCTTTCGCTCACGGATTGACTCTCCCAAGGTGAATGCCTATTCGTTTCAGAAGCATTCAACCCTGATCAGATTTTCAAATGGGTATGCCATCTCCATTGTCTATGGGTATGCCATCTACAGCAGGGACATGAACGGGGATTTGTTTGCCAAGACTTTTGACCAAGACTTGGAAGCGAATTCCGCAAGTGCCGTAGAAGTCGCAATCTTCGATCCAACAGGTGAGTTCATCAATTTTAAGGATGGGCAGCAAGCCAAGGCGTGTGTTCCTCCCGATGAACTAGCCGACATCATCATGTGGGTTAAAAATTTGAAAAAGGAAACGGCATGAGCATTGCATACTCAATTTCAACAACTTACTCCTCCAATGGTCAGCGTTTCGCATCCTCCATCGATCAGGGTTCAACTTACCTTGGAGTTCCGTTTGCGAGTCCGATCACTTTCGACAACACCCTTACCGTGACCGAGCCAAGGAGCGAGGCGTTGCTTGAGCCGACTGTGTCGAATTACCCAACTGTCCCGAATTCGTATTTCATGGGTTCGTTCGACGGCTTTTGGATTCATAAGTTGTACATGGGTGACCGCTTGGTCGCCACGGTGCAGAGCGTGAACCAAGACATGTTCCTTCCCGTTTCGCATGATCGGGTGGAGAGCGTTTCCATGGGTTTCGGGGAGGGCGGTTCGATTCCCTGCCCCGATTGCCCTGTCCGTCCTCCCGTACCTTCGGCGGGCACGGGAGTCATCTTTGCCGTTGCGGTGATCGTTTCCTTTCTTGCCATCTCTCGCTCAAGGGGCTGAACACATGGACGAACAGAACCACATCATTTCCACAATCCACCTTTCGAATGCCCTGATCAGCATTTCCGATTTTTACGACATGGGAATGTGGCGAAGCAATGCAGAGGCATTCGATACTCTTGTCGGCAACATTCGTGCCGTGAAGCGAGTGACGGAAGACCCGAATCGTTACTATCTTTCGGATGACGAGAGCGAACTTCTTTTCATGATCCTTGCGGACATGAACGATTGGAAGCAGCAGTCCACGAACCATGCCCATGACTATGGTCTTGGAAACGAGTAAAGGAACAACTCATGAAGTTTGAAAATCAAAAGCCCCTGCAACCCTACCTTGCAATCGTCGGCATCGCCGTCTTTTTCGTGTACTGCATGATTGTCTTCATCGGTGAGGCCATGCTCTTTGGAGCATACCAATTCCTGCGAAACGAAGGATGGTCATTTTGGGAAGCCACCATGATCATCACCTCGTTGTTCGGCATCCTCGCCATTCCCGCAATCGGAAAGAAGTTTCTCAAGTGACCGCTTCTCGCTACCATGCCCTTGAGGGCAAGGACGGGGAATGTCGTTTCGTCTTCTGCGATCCCTTTGGTTGGGATAGTCAGTCGCAGTCGATGCACGAACCGCATGCCGAATCCATGATTTTAGTTTCCCTTCAGATCGGTCAAGTCCTGCAAGATGCCAATCCAAACGGCATGATCTATGCATGGGCGGATGCAGCATCTCCTGATTTCCTTCGAATCTCCTCGGCAGGAGGATGGCAGTCCTTCACGCGAAAGAGCGCAAGGGTTCTTTGGGATTTACTCATCAAGCAGGAATACAGAATCATCGCCAAAGACCAGACAGTCGCACCGCATCCGCTCATGGGAAGGCAGTCGCGGCAGGCCATGTTCGTGAATTCAACTCCCTGACCCATCACTCAATCCCCGTTTCCACGGCCACCCCATTGGGGTGGTCGTTTCTTTCCATAAATACTTCCATGGGAACAGACGAAGATTCGCAGGAACTTTCCGAAAGCACCGTCTTCCTCGCGCAGGATCTCTATACCCGTGAATTCGTGACGATTCCAATATGGGTGTTCTGGCGCATCTTCAAGAAAAACGACATCAAGGATTACCATGGCAATGATGCCTATACCCTGAACTGCGGATGGGTGGACTTGGAGCGAAACAAGGTATTTCAACGATTCGTTGAGTCGAATTCGACGGTTGAGAAAAAGTTTCGTGCTGCGGTCGGCGCACTTGTGACTGGCGAACTTTGAGACAAGGAATTTCATGAAAAACTTCATCGATCAGCAGACCTACAACGCATGGCTGGACTCTCTTTATTGCACCGACACCAAGGAGAAGCATCTCAAGCGAGTGCAACACGACTCGTTCGATGAGTCAACCGTCCTTGGTCGCTTCATGAAACTGCGGGGCAAGGGATTGATCGGTGAGGGAAAGACCCTGCTGCCGCCGTTTTTCAAAAACAGCGATCTACGCACCATCAGGGAATTGCAAAGCATACAGTATGTGCAGGATGCCGCTTCCAAGAAGCAAATCGAATTCTGCTTCAAGGTCGATGATGTCAAGGATCACTATCGATGGTGGGACCGCAAGGTTTTTTCCATGACAGGGGTGGGCTACGGATTCAACTACTTCTGGAATCTTGTTGATCGTTGTGATTCGTTCGTTCAATACCTCAAATTACAGTATGTCAGGCTGCGTCCTTATGACCTGAGCGAATCCATCGGAATGAAAATCAAGGTCATTCTTCCCAAACCACGAACCGGTTCGTATCCCTCGGGACATTCCTATGATGCATGGATCATCGCAAATGACATTGGAAGTCGGCATCCTGAACACAAGGCAGAACTTGAAAAATTGGCACTAAAAGTCGGAGAGAGTCGCATGATTGCCGGTCTTCACTATCACTCCGATCTTGAGGCGGGTCAGATTGCCGCGAAAGTCGCTGCGGAAATCGATCTTCAATGGCATCAATTCAACGAAGCATCCGAATCCTAAATATCGAAGTCGCCCTGGAATCGGAGATCACGAATGCATAATTTCAAGAATTGGACATGTCTCTCGGAGGCAACAGGCATAGACCGAGACAGGGTTCGCGAAGGCAAAATATCGTTCGAGGACAAGTCAGGCACCACATGGACCGCCACGGAGTGGTTGTTCGAACCAAGACATGATGCGAACGCTCCCAAGATCGCAACCACCAAGAGCATAGGGTCGAAATCTTCCTTGCAGAGGGTCGAACGCCCCGAATACCTGAAATTGATCAAACGCGCCGAGAATTTCGTGGGAACCACGGATGACAGCAAGGCAAAGGGAGTTGTCCTGATCGTGTTGAAAGGCAGCAATGGCAAGGCTTCGAACCTTGCCATGAAAACAACCACCGACACCTCTCCCAAGGCATTGCAGAACAAGGTTCTTGATTCAATCGGATGGCAACGAAGCGATCCGACCGGCGCGAAACTTTCCCGACTCACGGCAAGCGTTCTCATAGCAGGAGCGACAACGGGAGATGTCATGGTCAACGGGGAAACGGTGAAGCACTTCATGTTCAAGAATTTGTCGAACCTGAAGTCAACGATATTGCAGAACATGGCCGCAAGCAATTTCTCCAATCTCAAGGATCCGCGAATGGTCAAGGAAACAGGAAGGTTTCTCGATGAACTTGCCTCAAGCGGGAGTGCGACATTCAATTGGGCCAAGACAGGCAACTTGATGAACGAGGTTGATCGTCGTAAGTTTGGAATTTACCTCGTTTCGGAACTCGGCTATCCGTTCGTCGTTTGGAGCGGAAAGGCAATTGACGGGTTTCCTGGTTTCTCGAAAACAAATTACTTTGGCGTACCCACCGACAGCACCAACGCATCGTATGACTCCTGTCTCGGTGGAGTCTTGTTGACTGGAGGAAAAGGAACCCTTCTTGTGTCCTCAAAGACGAAGTTGAAGGGAGGTGCGGGTGCGCGAGGAAGCATCATGCCAAAGACATTTGCGATGGCTAAGAAATACAAGGATGATTCATTCAAGGGAATAAGCAATCGGTTCCTTGCGCTTCTGTTGAAGCATTTTCGAGCGCAAAGCAGCCCGCTTGGAATAGGCGCAAACACCATATTCCCGTTCATGATAAATGATGTTCTGAAGTTGGGTTCCGTGATCGGCAATCCTGCCGATCTCAAGAGAAAGATATGCGTACTCACCGGTTACAACAAGGGGACTCTTTCGAAAGATGAAATGGCAGACCTTGAGAAAGCAATTCTTGCAATACAGAAGAAGTTCTCGTCGGGATTCTCCTTGCCTGGCGTGGGCGTGAAGGCGGTCATCGATCAAAATGCCGCCGCGTACCTGAATCCAAAGCAATGGAAAAAATTCGCGCAATATGTTCCTCATGCATTTTGCGTGATCGTGAGCCAAGGCATCAATGTCGATACCTCCGATTACAAGGGTTCGGAGGGTTGGCAACTCAGTCTGGACAACGAAAAATTCGTGACAGATGGCAGCGTTCGCTTCTTTGCGAGAAAGTTGGAAGGTTCGGCGCAGAGAATAGCGGTTGATCCTGGCAAGAATCCAGTGCATGATCCTCGCCGCGAGACATCATGGATAGGGTTCGTGCCCATCAAGGGATGAGAGAGGGGGCAATATGAAGTCATTCAATTCATGGCTCCTTCTTGAACGGGAATTCGACCGCTCCATGCGTGAAGCGGCGGGTAAGACATTTGATCGCATGCAGAAGACGATCATGCAGATCATCGGCAAGGGAGTGGACAACTATTTCTTCATGATGAAGGATCGCCCCGTTCCGACATTGGATCCGAAAGACCCCGATCAATACCGGCGTGAATTGTCTGAGTTCTTTCACTCGTTGATGACCATCGGCTCGTTTCAAAGCGGCAGCAAAGTGAGGATGAACGCCTCTGTCTACGGCAGATCGGCATCCCTTCGTTACAGCGTCCATGACAAGGGAGAGATGTTCTTCCCACCGCACATCAAGTTCAAGGACTTTCAGAAATATCTCAAGAATTCAATCGGTCTCATGGACATCGTTCTTCGTTCTCCTTATGGTGGGGAATCATGGGGCGGAACATACAAGACAGGACGCAAGGATGCGAGTTTTGAGATCAACATCAACCACTTTGCGACTCTTTATGCGGATTCGGACAAGCCTCTCGGAAAGGCATTCACGGAAGTTGTCAAGTTGAGGGCGCAGGGAAAGTCACCGAATGCAATCATTCGTCCGATCAACAAGTGGCTGTCTGAATTCAACACGGAACTCGCAGCCAAGCGTGAAATATTCGTTCATGAATACATTCACTTCCTTGATGACATGCGGTACAAGTCTGATAGTGATAGACCTGGCAACATTGCCGCTGGCATAAAAGCATCCGGTGACAGTTCCGATCCGTTCAAGCGAAAGTACTACACAAGCGATGCGGAGATGAATTCATATTTCCAAGGTGCGGCATCGGAGATTGAGGATGCGGTTCAATCGTTCCTGATTGCAGCAACCACGAATCGTGCAGCGGCTGCGGCGATATCGAAGAACGGGATGATGATCCCGAAGTTCAATGCACAGGTCGCGCAGACAAAAGCCAAGTTGGTCGGTGATGCGGTCATTGATGAGTTGTACAGGAAGATCGATGATGCACTTGCAGAACCATGGATTCCCGAACACATAATGAAGATGCTTGGCATTCCCCCTGCACAGACGGGGCTGAAGGGACTTCCGCTGTTCTGCCTTGCAATGGTTTCATGGCATTCCTTCAGCACAAGCCTCTTTTCATTCGAAGACCCGAAGAATCGAAAGAAACTTCTGACCCGCATCGTTTTGTTTGCGGATGAGTTGAAGCAATCGATGGAAGAGTACAGAAGAAAGATGGCTGGCGGAAAGGTTCCAACTTCTCAGGAATTCAACAAGGCAACAGCAAAGTTCAAGCCTGGTGGCTATGCAACCAAGAGCAAGGCAGCATACAACATTCTCTACAGCGGCTTCATGATGGACAAGAAGGTGTACGATCCCAAGAAACCATTCCAAGGAACCTGATGCCAGACACATTTGATCCAAGCAACCCATTCGCAGACCAAGACTTCGGGTTTGAACTGGTCGATGCTCCTCCACAACCAAGCGTTCCTGCCGTTGCTTCGACTGACATGACGGGAGTGGAGGCCAAGTTAAATGAAATACTCACAAGAATCTCCAGAATTCCCACCACAATTCCCAATGTCACGATTCCCGCAGATGTAGCAAGAAAGGCAGAAATTGCCCGTGTTGAGGAAAAGATAGACAAAGTGCTTTCGATGGAGATCAAAGAACTTTCCGACAGCCTTTCAGGAGCCGAGGGCAACATTCGCGCCATCATTGACGAAGTTGAAGAAAGAAAAGCAGAAATTTCAGCAAAGCATTCGGAAAAAATGAAGGATGTTGAAAGTCTGATACTGCCGCTTCTGTACAATCTTCTCAAAAACCCCGAAAAGGAATACATCAAGTGGTCGAATCGCACCGAAGCCATAAACAAACAAATAGCCAAGATCACCGAAATCACGCGCAAACCTCTTCAATTTTAAACACAATACCAAAGAATAAGGGAGCCTTTCGGCTCCCTTTGTTTCGTTGATTTTTATTTGATCAAGAGTTCGGTGTTTCGGGTGTTGCAGTCTTCAAGTTGACTCCTGGATATCCTTTGATAACCACCGAATTGTCATCTATTCTAAATCCCTCATCCGAAGGGCTATATCCTAGTATGAATTGTTGCCAAGTTGGATCAAATGGATGTGCCATATCAATGGTTCCTTGTCTGATTCTTCCGTCGCGAATCACGACACTGTTATTGCGTGTTGCAAGTTCACTTACCTGAATGTTTCCACTAACGCAATTAAGCGAATCGATAATGCAAGAACCGAATTTCACCGTTGGACCAAATGATGCTCCAGGATACATTTCGAGCAAAGTAATGCTTGAACTTCCGCCATCGCCAAGATTTCCGACAGTGACAGTCGAAGTAGAAGAACCACTTGTTGATCCCCATCCAAATATTCTTATATTTGGAGCGGACCCCGCCGATCCCCAAATATAACCACCATCTCGTAAGGAAATAGGCTGAACCGTGAAAGTTCCAAAATTTGAATTTTTTGAACTTGAAAATCTAACGGGGTATGAGTAAATAGACCATCTTCCACCGTTATTATTTGTCGTTGTCTCTGTAAACACGCTTCCACTATATTGAGAAATTTCTTCCCATTGTCCTCTAAGGAACACCACTCCATAATCAAAAGGACTGATGTACCATCCGCCTTGATTTATGTTCATGATCCCGTAATCTGAAGTTGCACCAGAGGCAACATTGTTCAATGCAATTTTCACGGCATTTGATTCAGATGAACTTGTATCCCTGATTGAGAATGTCTTTACTCTTACATTCAGCGGGTTAAATGAACTAAAATCTCCCACAAAATTAGCACCAACTCCTATTTCTCCAGTTTCAAGACCATGTGGATGGGATTGCGGTTTGAATGTATCCTCAAGAAGAAATGTAATCGGATTGAATCTATCGGTTGAAGAGGTCCATCCTCCTGCCCAAGAAGTCAATCCTGACGCAGTCACACCATCGCCTGACATTCCTCCATATTTGCAGGACACCGCGTATGTATTGACACTGCCCGAAGTACCGCTATATCCTCCCTTGAACCACACGGTATCTCCACCTCTAGGAAGGGTCGATGCATTGACATACGAAAAGAGTCCATATTGACCCGTGGGAGAAATCACTTGTTTCCAATTTTTGACATTCCCCCACCAATATGGTCCAAAATAAGAATCACCTGATGCCGACACGGCTCCGCTGATTGGGTGAACCCAAAGTTCTGATCCAATATCATATCCACTACCAGGACCAGTGTAGCCTGTATGTCCACCTACCCATTGATAGATTGCCATTCTTGGTTCTCCTGCGTGATGCGTTACATTCCGAAGAAAACGGTACAATATCTATGTTTTTTCATTTTTATATCTTTCATCACAATCATGATTCAATATCCAAATTTGCTAAATAGGTGAGGTTTGAACCCACTCTGAAGGAGATCCAATGCCCAACGCTTATTACTACTGGCAGGGAGGCCCAACTTCTGCCGGAATTAGCAGATTCGATTTCAATAGCCCATCCAACTGGCGTATCGCTAGATGGGGAACCTCACAGGCAAATTGGGCCGTGTCTGCTACCGCTCCTGGTCGTGATGACTTTGTTTATTTTGGAAGAGGTTTTGGAGGACAAGGATTCACCGCACAATCTCCATGCTTGTATGGTGGATACTCGGGTTCTGTTGCACTCGGTGAGTGGAGAAACGGTATCGCGGGAAATACGCTCGGAGGGACAGGAACGACTCAATCATCGAGCCTCAGATCTGCCACCGTATACATGCATAATGCAGGATATCCGTTCGCCTATTTCGGTGGAGGAATAACCGGCGAAATCTACAACTACTGTGTCAATGTGCTTGGTCTTGATGCATCGGAAATTACCGGTGCGACCGCAGGGCATGTAAACCGTGGGCTTACTCTGAAAGTCTCTGGAACTTTGTTGATTCATACAACCGGCAGAATAAGCGATTCCTTTGAAATTGGTGGAATTGACTTTAATTCCGTCCCCAATTACAGTGTTGTGAATCTCAACACGGTTCAATCAAGAAACACCAATATCGGTCTGACCGCCGCAACATTGACCTCGCTGCTCCTGAATTCGAACATAGGAACTGGTCCAAATGCAAGTGATCGTGGTCTTGGAAATGTCACCATCAATGGTGGTGGATTCCGAAGTATTACCATCGAATCGGGATTGTCCGGATTCAATTTGGCAACCGCAAGACCATACAGAGTCAATTTGAATGGTATCACCGCGCAAACCGTCACCACGCTCAACAGCGACATCAACATAGATCGCAATTCAACCATCGGTTCATTTGTTGTCCCTGCTGGTCCAAACCCCTATTATCTGTCTCGCAGACAATCGGGATTTGACGGAAGAGAGATTACTCTATCCTGTACAATAAACGGCACACAAGTCGAAAATGCACTTGGATTTTTACCAAGCGTAACGGGACAGGCATTCTCTTCAGGCGTATATCTTTATGATCAATATACGACAAGTCCAGGAAATGACAATTATGATTACAGTCCTACAATTCTCGTAGGGTTGCCCGATGCAGGCGCAACATTCACCGCTCCCAACTTCACAGTGTTCAATGAAATTGGTCCTTTCTCCTCCTCAAGCGGTAACTCTCAACGACCTTGGATCATTGAATTCTTCGGTGACTCCACAATCGACAACATGTATGTCGAAGGCACCACGATTCGTGCGATGGAAAATGTCAATGGCGACAGTACATTTACGATACGAAATCTTGCCATGGCCGAAAATTCCGTGCTTGATTTGCGATATGCCCCTCAAGCCGACAATTGGATTTTCGGTGCAATTTCTGGTTCAGGAGCAAGTGCAACTATTGAAGGAGGCATAAATTTTGAGGATTCAACTTGCACTGTTCGTGGAGATACAGGCATAAGACTGTACAACACAAACATGGTCGGAAATTACGACAATCGTTCCAAGTCTACTTCATCTCTCTCCTTTGAGAAACCATCGGGAGGCAAGGGCGAAAAGTAATTTATCGTTTGAGTTCAAACCGAAAGACGGCATCGAAAGGTGCCGTCTTTTCATTCATACATATTTTCATGGGAATCACGCAAGTCTACAAAGGTCTCGGCACAGGCACTCCGCTCTTCAAGAAGTATGAGAATACATTCTATGATCAGAGCAGCACCGGAAATGCTTTGTGCAATGTTCGAAAGAATCAAGTTTTTCTCGGAACCTCTACGGCGAAAACACTTCTTACGGTTGTCGATGGGAAGGTATTTTCCGGTTCGGGAACAAGCAACTGTTTGTTTAATATCAAGAACAATGTTGTTTTCAAGGGAACAAGTACGGGTACTCCACTATACAGAATTTCCAAACGAGCCTTGTATGTCGGGAGCGGAACAAGTAAGATGGCGATAAATTGGACAGGCCATCAATTCACGGAGGTAGACATTGCAGCATCAGTATGGTTATTGCAATACGCATTTGCACAATAATTTGAGTGTAACCTCTGAACAATGTAAAAATCAGAGTAAAAACTTTCAGGAACTTCTTGTTAAATGCCTGAAAGATTTGTCAGAACAAGAAGAAAAACGACAAGAAATGCTTGCACGGTTTGAACTGGAATGTGGATAATTCAAAATGTCCGATAATAATTTGGACAAGAAATTTGTTGCATGGTGCCTTGACTAACACGGTGTATTTGGTATTATTCAATTGTAGAGAGAACCCATGAAACAGACAGCAACAGCCGTCCTGACCCCTCCCGCCCCTGCGACCGAGACAGCCGAGAATCATTGGATGTCCTATAAGGATCGCCCTGCCACCATGTCTCTTCAGGAGATGGCGGTGTGGATGCTGACCAACAATCCGTCCATGGCAGTCTCCATGCTGATGGGAGCCATGGAGGAGAACGCCTCCCTGCCCACGGAGACCGAAGGCAAGATGGTTGAGGTGACCGTGTGGGATGAGCAGGGCAACCCCTACTACAACCTGACCGAAGAAGGGCAGTTCTACTACGATCAGACTGTCCCTGAATAACGAATAAGTTTCTCTCTCTCTCCGAGCCATCCCATCGTGGGGTGGTTTCGTATACAAACATCTGTCCTTATGAGAAGGACAGATTTTCGCAAAACTAGCCTTCCAAGAAGGATAAACATGGCAAGCGCACCGAATCGCCCCCGCAACACCCGCACCGCCAACGGACTCAAGAAGGGTCTGCACATTGATTGGGACACCCCTAAGCCGAAGAAGAAGCCTGAGCAGAAGTTCGACCCGATCAAGTTCCTGAACGGCTGCATTGCCGACAAGGAAGCCTACAGCGACAAGGAACGGTCGGCTTTCCGCAAGATCATCGCACACATCGAATCCATCGTTCTTGAGAACGAGTCTCTGCGTGAAGCAGAGTGGGATCGCACAGGCATCGATGGCTATGAAGGTGCATTGGGAAAGTACATGTTGGAGAAGGAACGCTGATCGTGCAAAAGGCTGTAAAAGTGGGAGCAGAGCGCGTTGTGGTTATTGGCGATTCGGACTTTCCGAAAGACAAGCACAAGATCGTTTACTGCATGGTTTGCCCACAAGGAAATTATATAAGCCATTCGTGGATTTCTCTTGGATGGTCAATTCTGATTCACCGACTTTGGCATCTCTTTAAGCACAGAAAATGGATGGACTGAAAGGAAACATATGAGCAAAAAGAAGCAGATACGAAAACTCACAAGCAAGAAGCCCGCAAAGGCTCCTGCCATCAAGAAAGTCGCAAAAAACAGGAAGCCGAAGTTCGGTAAGATCGTTGCCGTTTACGATGATAAGACTTCCTTGATTTTTTCTCCCAACAGCAAGACAGTTGTATTTCCGATGCACTCTCCAAATGTAGAGTTTCAAGGACAATTCAAGATTCCACATGGCTTAAACAACGGGGGCAATTTGATACAAAAAATTCAAGACAATATTTCTTTTGGCGGTCGAAAGGCAATGTACTTTGCTTTTGATCACCCTTTTACATGTGGAATTGCATCGACTGCCGCGATTATCGTCCTTTCGTTTTCTCTTTATGTGCTTTGGGACAAATACAGTTGATCTGATTTGTTCATCGGGAGTGTACTCAAGCGGTCAACGAGGGCAGACTGTAAATCTGCTGCCATCGGCTACGGGGGTTCGAATCCCTCCGCTCCCACTCTTGCCTTCATAGTATAATGGTAATACCCTTGATTTGTAATCAAGAGATATCAGTTCAATTCTGATTGGAGGCTTTGTTCGTGATGTGGACAATTCAACAAAGGAGAGCGTATGGACATGAATACACTCAACGCCCGTGATCTAGCAGACCGCCTTGAATCCGCTGCAAATATGCAGAAAAAGACAGAACGCAACAAGATATTCATGGAAATCACATACCCCGCAGCAAACGATGCAATTCGTTCATTGCGAGAATTGTCCACAATCATTGAAAAGGCGATGGAAATTGTCGGGAACAATCCCGAATTTGCTCATCTCGTAGAGCAAGCGAAGGCAAAAAACATTCTCAAGCCGTGATACGCAGTCCTGCGGTCGCCAACAGGTGATCCTTCACGGGCTGCGTGATTCCATCTGTCATCTTGATGTATTGGACAGGAATTACGAATCGGCAGGGAATCGGTTTATCGCTCACGCGAACGATTTCCTGTTCTTTGCTGTATTCTGCGGTGTTTCTTGACGAAGCCTTCAATTTGGTGACGAATGCTGTATTGAAAAGCATGTCGCTCTTATCGGGTGTGGCAACCACCACTGTTGGAATCAACTTCTTGCTTCTCCAAGACGGAAAGTCAATCGCAAAGAACTCTGCACGAATTTTACTTGCAGACCACGACTGTATTGGATACTTGGATGTATAGATTCCCGTTCCCGTGATTTCCTGATGAGTTTCATCAATGAATTTCCAATCCTTGACTCTCAATATATCAGGCATGGTCAATCTAACGCCGCGATAGACCAAGGTCACATTTGGCTGCAACTCTGCGGGGAACTTTGACTTGCAATTTAACAATGCACGGAACGCCTTGACCACCGATTCTGGTTTAGCCCGATAAGTCAACTTGTCGCTGAAGAAGTGTTGAACTGCTTTTTTAATTTCCTTCTCTTGCGTCAAGTCTTTCTCCCCGCCAATCAAATCTCCAAAAAGGGTCTTTCCAAAAATCTTGACACAGTCTTCTTCTTGCAAAAGATGTTCCAAAAGTCGTTTCATATGAGTATTTAGTGGTTGACACATCGCCAAACTACCTCTATACTTTGACTCAATGGAACACACCAACGACTCACACGAACTTCTTCGTGCTTTGATTGACAAGCAAAAGACACTCATCGACATTCAATGCACCAGAATTGAAGGTTATATTGCAATCATCGATTACATTTCTGCATTGGCTCGTTCAAAGAATGTACAAATTCCCTTGGCCTCTATTATTTCATTGATGGAGGCCAAGACCACCGAAAAAAGAAACGATCTTCTTTTTTCCCTCAAGCAGCAAATTCTGTTTGGCATGAGCGATTACAATGAGCAGACAACATGGAATGTCGAACCAGATTCATGGAACTCTCCTGAATGGGACGATGGTGCATATTTTCCAAATGACTCTTGCGATGAATTTACGGAAACAAGTCTAGACATCGACAGATGGCCGACCTTTGAAAGAAAGTGGAGGCTGTTCGGAAATGGGAATTAAGAAACCAAAGAAGGCAGTTTCCGCAAAGAAGGCAACATCGGCAAAGAAGGCAGTTTCCGCAAAGAAGGCATCATCGGCAAGAAAGGCACGGAATCCAAAATGAATATTTCTGAAATGCAATCTAGGATTTTTCATCCCATGTTAAACAAGGAAGCCCTCAAGAAGATGCTTACTGAAAGCACAAGCGGCTGTACTGTCAAGTTCCGAAAGGTGAATGGCGAGGAAAGAATCATGTGGGCTACCTTGAACTCATCCCTGATGCCTCCTGCCAAGCAAGATGCCGTTTCTCCGAATTCGAAGAAGAAGACGGGAATCACCGAAAGCGATGACCATGTTGTTGTATGGGACTTGGAAAAGAATGCATGGAGATCATTTCGTTGTGATTCAATCATCATGATTTCGCGGGAAAAGATTGAGTCTCAATTTCAAAAATGAAGAGAGCATTTGCGTGATACCGTAACCAAGCGGTCTAGAGTCATCGGCTGATCAGCGATGACTGAGTAAGGCAAAGGAGGTTCCAAACATGGGTAAGCGAGGATCGTATTCCTCAACCTCTCAACGCCGAAGGGTTCAAGTCCCTCATCACGCTTTGTCCCTGTAACTCAGTTGGATAGAGTAATTGCCTTCTAAGCAATAAGTCGGTGGTTCGAATCCACCCAGGGACGCTAACCAAAACAGCCTAGAATTAATTTCTTACGCTCTCGTAGCGCAATTGGTAGCGCAGTTGACTTTTAATCAATTGGTTGCGGGTTCAAGTCCCGCCGAGAGCATTGATAAATACCGTTGCCTGAAAGGATGTTCGCTCTGAAGCAAGAACGGGACAACTCGCAACAAAATGCAGGATAGAAGTAATTCTCTCCTGTAGTGTAACGGTAGCACAAGAGGTTTTGATCCTCTTGGTCTAGGTTCGAATCCTAGCGGGAGAATTTTATGCCTGAATACAATACAGAGTGGAATCCCGATGACGATGATGAAGACATCGAAGATGAGATGGATTCGGAAGAAGACGAAGACGACTCTGAGGATTGGGATGAAGAGGATCTTTATGATGCAGGAGAATTTCCTCTGACGGAAGACACGGAAGAAGACATTCTTTTTCGCACGGCATTGATTGAATTTGGATTCAAATTCAGTGAATATGTAAAAGAAGTAAATCCCGAACTTTGGAAAAGAGCAATCGACTACGCCGTGACATTTACTAAGGTTGAAGGAGTGGAATTTCACAGCGATCCCGATGTCAAAGGAAATACTGGCAATGAACCACCGACTACATAAAGAGCAATGAAGAATTTCGACATTCACATCACCGAAACCCCGCAGGGTATCATTTTCTGTGATATGGACGGTGTTCTCGTTGACATCATCGGTGGAATGACAAAACTCGCAGGAATTCCAAGAATCAAGCCGAAAGAATTCGAAATATGGCTTGAAAAAAACAAAAAGAAGTTTGATGTAGAACATCCTAATTTATTTGCCAATCTTCCTTGGATGGCAGATGGAAAGCGGCTGTGGGCCTATGTATCCAAGCATGGGGCACATATACTTTCTGCACACACAAAGTCATGGCAGTTCACATCTAAGCAAGATAAGATGCACTGGATTAAGACAAACATGAGTCCTTTTCCAACAGAAATAAACTTGGTGCTTCGCAAGGACAAGCAGAATTTTGCCAAGAAAAACGGCATTCCCAATATTCTAATCGATGATTATGAACCAAACATCAAAGAATGGGAAGCAAAAGGTGGTATTGGCATTCTGCATAAGAGTGCAGAGGACACAATTCGACAACTAAAGAAACTTGGTTATTGAAAGGCGATTTCATTATGAAAACAGCAATGATCACGGGGGTAAATGGTCAAGACGGTTCCTATTTGGCAGAACTTCTGCTAGAGAAAGGATACCGAGTCATTGGTCTCAAACGCAGGACATCGACAATCAGCACGGGGCGCATCGATCATCTGATGGAAAATCCAAATTTTTCCGTGAAATATTATGATCTGCACGATGCCTACTTCATCAATCACATTTTCAAGGAAGAAAAGATCGATGAAGTCTACAATCTTGCTGCACAGAGTCATGTCGCAGTTTCATTTGAAATTCCTGATTATACCTCTGACGGCATCTGCCGTGGAACTCTCAACATCCTGAATGCAATCAAGAATGTCTCCCCGACCACACGAATGTATCAGGCATCCTCGTCTGAAATGTTCGGTGACAGCACCGACTACACGGAAAAGGGCTACAACGAGAACAGCAGGATGATGCCTGTTTCCCCATACGCAGTAGCCAAGTTGTATGCCCATCAAATGGTTGGAGTATACCGCAAGGCTTATGGTCTTCACCTGTCTTCGGGTATTCTCTTCAATCACGAAAGTCCACGCCGTGGCGAAACATTTGTCACTCGCAAGATCACGATGGCAGCGGCAAAAATCAAGAAGGGGTTACAGAAGGACTTGCGCCTTGGCAACCTTGATGCAAAGCGAGATTGGGGACATGCCAAGGATTATGTCAATGCAATGTGGCTCATGCTACAGCAGGACAAGCCTGACGATTATGTGATTTCGACAGGCGAAACCTACAGCGTTGAACAATTCCTCGCAGAAGTGTTCACCTATGCAGGACTTGGAGATTGGCACAACTATGTCAAGATTGATCCTCGCTTGATGCGTCCAAACGAGGTTCCATACCTACTCGGAGACTCCACCAAAGCGCGGACTTTGCTTGGTTGGAAGCCCGAATATAATATGCAGATGCTTGCACGAAGAATGTTTGATTCCGACTGTGCCATGCTTGATTGCGGTGCAGTCATCTATTAAGGAAAGTCATGAGCAACTACACACCAGGTCAAGGTTACAAGGATGGATTCAATGATCGCATGAGCGGTCTTCCCAATAAGGCAGAGTCAAAGTTTGGATTTTCAAAGACTGCCTATGATCGGGAATATCTCACGGGCTATGATGATGCTGAACGAAGGGTTCTTGAAAATGCAAGAAATGAAGTAAACGAGCAGCGCAAGTACTTGACTGAGAATTCTTAAAGTTTGAGCAGCAAACGGTGTTTCTATCCTAAATAAAACTCTAGGAGACTAACCATGCACATCAGCACATTCCTCACAATTCAGGCACAACTTCGTATCCTCCATTGGCAAACCAAGTCCTATGCGGAGCATCAGGCTCTTGGCAAGGCTTATGACGCATTGGATGATCTTATTGACCAATTCGTTGAGGTTCACTCTGGTAAGTACGGCAACACCCTAGCAAAGACCAATTTTCAATTTACGGCATCGAATTACAAGGATTCGAATGTCATGGCTCTCATGGATTCTTACATTGCTTATTTGACAAATGAGTTGCCGCTAATTTGCAAAGAGGGCGATTCCGATCTTTTAAACATTCGGGACGAAATGCTTGCTGTCATCAATCAGACCAAGTATTTGCTGCGGCTTTCTTGACACGGTCAGGCAAGTAAGGTATAGTTTCTGATATGAACATTACTTCATTGACAGAGGAAGTTCTTCCTTGGATCGTTTCATCGTTTAACTCTCGTTATGGTGACCGACGAACCATTTGGAAGACATCTGCAAACGAATACAAGTTGACGGGAAAGATGCGCTACTGCCGTACAGGTGGCGACTCAAAGCGTGTCCTCTATATGGATCCAGAAGGCGGTCCCTTCATTTGTGTTGGTGACGCAATTGCTGAACTTGGTGTGGTGTCGGACAGACGCTATATCTCTGAAGTCAGAGGTCTTGGCAAGGAGAAAGATCCAATGACAGGCGAAGAACTATCCGTCATCGGAATCAAAGTTTCGACCATTCGCGAGAAGGTTGATCTTTGATGCTGAGTGGCGAAGCAGGAAAAGGCGATACATATCGCCCTGTTGACCGCATGATGTGGTCAAAAAATTGGGATGCAATCTTCAACAGGAAGAAACCCAAAAAGGCCAGGACGGCCAAGAATGTCAACCAATCCAGAAAGGAGAATAAAAATGGACAAGGTTAAGACAAGTGTTTGCCCCGTGATGAGTGGTTGTGATAAGGTTTCGTGCCTTCTTTCGAAGGTCGGGATCACCCGCAGTCTGCTCGTTACTCTCGCGCTACTTCCGTTTGCTTGGAACGGCGCAGTCCTTTGTGCTGATGCCCTCAAGGCGGCATGGGACATCGTGACAACTGCTGTTGTCAAGTAATTCTCTTTTTTGGTTAGCGGCGTGGTATGAACACGCGGAGTTGACAAGACTTGCATCGGTGTAAAACGGTCTACTGTAAATTGACCGACAAAGCCGAAAAGAAGGTGCAAATCCTTCCTAACCTTTTTCGGGGATGAACAGGTTTCGATTGGATGGTCAAAAGAACGGAGCATGACGAAGAAGATTGCTAGGCTTCGTAAAAATGCAATCAAACAAGAACTGCCAACCGCAGACTTGCCCTCGCTGCTTAATCAGCGAACGAATCGCAACTGACCCCGATATGGGGCGATTCGCAATCATCGGGACTTGAGCCACAAGCCTCCATCGTGCTTGGGTTCATAAGACGAACGATGGAAAACTTGCCAAGGGTGTCCATGCCCAAGGCATTTCAAACGCACATGGACTAATCATGTAGCCGCCGCTCTGGCGCACCATTTCAACACAGGGGTTCGACTCCCCTCATCTCCATTACGAAAGGAACTTCAATGGACATCGAAGATTTCATAATCCATGCGAACATAGGAGAGTTCGCCCGAAAGGTCGCGTGGATATTGCAGTTGGAGGACGAAGGGAAGTTCACATCGTCCAAAGCGTTTGAAGAGATCAAGAAACTCTACATACAATTGAAGGAAACAAAGGAACTTGCAGGAGAAAGCAATGCAGCAGGAAGATCGATTTGACAGACAACCACTCAACGAGGTCTCGCTTTCTAGAATTGCTTCCCATGTGCAGAAGCGTCCGATTGCACTCCTTACTGCGTTTCGCTTCAAGAACAAGGAAACAGGAGAGCCTATCTCCCTGCAAGCAAACCGAACCAACAACGCAAAACTTGAAAATGACATTCGTGCTGCGGGGTTCGGGTTTGAAAAACTGATCGGTCGCTACGAAGAAGACTATGGCGACAAGAAGATTCAAGTCATCGAAGAATCGTTTCTGATCATCGGTCGTGATGATTCTCCTGGTTCGGTAGGCGGCATCAAGGGATTTGCCAAAAAGATGGGTCAGAAGTATGGACAGGACTGCGTACTCTTTAAGGATCCGAAAGATGAGGAAGCGGTGCTGATTGGTACGCGGGAAGGTGCGTGGCCTGGTCTTAATGTTGTTGCGCCCGTAGGAAAGTTCAATCCAATGCGATTGAATGGAATCTACACAACTCTCAAGAAGAAAAATTCAACAGGAGCGCGTGGGTTCAAGTTTGAGTCCGTTGAATATCCACTCACCGTGACCGAGATTTGGGCAAAGAAACTACAGAGAAAGTTGAAGTCAGAAGATTATGGAACCGACACAGACGAAGAAGTGGGATGACATCAAGCCCAGAATCGAAGAAACTCTTTGGGCCAATGGGTTTGAAACCGCGTTCATGGGACTTATTCGACGCTGTGGCAAGCCCGCAGTTGCAATTTATGACTACGAAAAATGCATTGAAATCTTAATGCAACAGGGTATTCCAACGGAAGAAGAGGCCATAGAATTTATGGAATTTAATGTAGTTGGTGCATGGCAAGGCGAAGGGACACCTGGCTTTCTCGTTTGCTCTTCGATGCAAGAAGCAATCGAAGCATCCGAGTGACATTTGTTAAGAGCATGTTCAACTTTTCTTAAAGAGAACATACTTTCCCATGAATACTGAAGCCCTTAAAGTTATAGAAACTGTTTTCTTCTCAATTTCTGTTTTTTCATTTTTTATAGCATCCCAATTCTGGCTATACCGATATGGTTATCAGAGCGGCAAGGAAGTCGGGGAACATACGGGATTCACAAAAGGGCTGTATCAAGGCAAAATCCGAGAACATCACCGCTTGACGCAAGAGGCAAGGCGTGGTAAGATTAATCCCAACAAATGGGCGAATTCCAATACCAAGCAAACGGCGAGTGCTTTGTCTACACCCTGAACCTGTTCTATGTGGACGGGACGGTTGAGACAATCCATATCTTCACGCGCCCCGACAAACTCAACATCATGAAGGTCAAGTTCGGTCGCTATGGCGAAATCATGGGTGAGACCCTGATGACGAAAGAGGAAGGTCGCCAGATGTGGGAAGAACTTGTGCGAAACGGGTGGAAGCCATCTCTTGACGAGAGCGGCAAGCCGCTTGTCTTCACTTCCTCCCATTCCTACTTCAAGGGTTATCAAGCATTTGATGACTTTGACTACAGCCCTTCCGCGAACTACGCGACAAACTACGCGCTGATTGCATGAATAACATCGACTGCCCTTGCAACATCTACAAGTTGGCAAAGGAAATCTGCCTTCACATCGACCGCCCCAAGCGGCATTGCAGCATCATTCTGCGAAAGGGTCGCGTCATCTCCGTTGGTACGAATCTGTTGAAGACCCATCCGATGGCGAAGAAGTACGGATACCTGTTTGACGAACTTCATTCGGAACTTGATGCGTATCGCAAGTGCGAGGATGATCGCAGCGGTCTTGAACTTTGGAATTTCCGTTTCAATCGATTCGGGCAGGAGCGCATTAGTCGCCCCTGTCCAAAGTGCTTGCCTTGGTGCGTGGAGGTCTTTGACCGAATCTACTACACCACAGGCAACGGAATCGCTGAAATGCCGACAGGTGTTATCGGACATAAAATCCGCTGATTTGGTTACTTGACGGCTGACCATAGATACCGTATACTTTGGGTGTCAAAGTGCGGCGAAGAAGATTCGCTCTCTGCCCCGATTCGCTCGGGACTAGCCGCCCTCGTCTGTGCGAGGTTAAACAGGTTTTAGGCACAGAGCGGCAGGGGCGGGTTGCCCCTGCATAATATTTGCTTGACGGTACTGCCTCGTCATGCTGATTGATATCTCGCAGAGTCGCAGAGAGGCAACGCCCCCACGGGTTCGAAACCGTGGGGGATGTTGTTATCGGACTTTATAGCCTAAATGTGGCTTGACAAGGAATACGGCATTTGCTACAATCGTGATGTCGAAGGAGACCCCCGAATGACCGCCTTGACCCCCAACACCAACAATGCCGAAGCGCGAAAGCGATTCAGCACGGTGTTGATTCCTGCTGCCGCCCGAAAGACGGCGAAGGAATCTCACGACAAGCGTTATTTGGAACTCAAAGAAAAGCGCAAGGCTCTGTGGGTTGCACCCGAACCGAAGGTCGGTGTGCGCTACAGGGTTGTCAACGGTCGCAACGAAGGCTCCACGGGAACCTTGGTTTGGTCTGGCAAGACCAAATGGGGTACTCGCTATGCCCTCGCCCTGACCGACAAGAAGTTGCCCAACGGTCGTTATGCGGATGTGATCTTCCTGCGTCCGCGTGATGTTGTCACGGTAAATCTTGAGCGCGATGTTACTGATGCGGGTCTCGCGGTTGAGATCGCCAATCTCAAGGTTTACGAAAACGAAGTCTTTGAGACCGAACTGATGCGCCTCTACGAGGAGACTGCGAAGGAGTGGGGTGTATCCCTGACCGTCCTGCTGACGCGCACCACGGAGTGCATCAACGAAAGCATCAACCGCACCGCTGAATATGTGCGCTCGTCTTCCGAGACCCATTGGGCTTGCGATGGCCGTGCCTACGATCAAGTCGCTCGTCACCTCGCCGCCCTTGATCGTGAGATCAAGGATGCCCGTGCCGTCCTTGCCGTGATCGCTTCTCGCCTCGCCTGAAGGAATCCAATGATCGTCAAAGCCTTGAATCTCATGTCTCCCTCCGCTACCTTTCCTTCCAATTGGAACGGTACGGCATGGCAGCGTCTTGACGAATGGCTGCAAAAGGCACAGGAAGTCGTCAACACCAACTATGCCAACAACTTTCCTGGTCTGACTCCGAGCGTCCTTGAGATGACCGATGGTCGCCGCTATGTGCGAATCGACAGCATCGTTGACAATGGCGCAGGACAGCGGTCGGTTTGGGCATTCATTGACAAGTTCACGGGTGATGTTCTGAAGCCCGCAACTTACAAGGCTCCTGCCAAACACGCCCGTGGCAATCTGTTCGACTCCGATGGTGGAGTCGGCAAACTCACTCCGTATGGCCCTGCTTACCTCAAGGGCTGAAAGAAACTTGAAATGACCCTGACTCTTTTCCTCGCCGTTACCGCCGCCCTGTGGGTGACCCTCAACGCCCCGCAACCTGTTCTCGTTCCCGTGGCAGTCACGAAGGGGGGCGCAGATGGTTGATGCAACGCTCTACGCAGCAACACTCAACGAAAAACTGAAGAGCCAAGTCCCCAACGCGACTTGGAATGATGGAGCCAAGAACCTGACCGTGGGTTCTTGGTATGTCGTTTCCCGCTACAATGTGCAGACCGCCAAGTACGCGGTGCTGACTGCACTTATCGGACAGAGCGGCAATCTCTACGATGCCGTGATGATCACCGAAACGGCGGAAGGGAAGAAGGCGATCACCCGCCCGACAACCTACAAGGAAATCGTCAACAGTCTGAAGAATTGAACGAGCGTCAAGATGACGGATTCCAAGGCTTACACCCTGTACTCTCCTTGCAAGCAAGAACTTGCAATTTTTGTCACATACCCCAACACCAAAGGGGTTATTGAAAAAGTGGGAATTCGTTATCTGTCCACAGTAGATGGACAATACTCAAAAACCATCGACCATGTGGAATATTCCGTGCAAGAATCCATGATGTTGCTTGGGACCGCACGAACAGTATGGTACAATCTATCAAACGAAGGGTGGACAATGCTGAACAAGCAGGAGAATACCAATGCCTGACATGATCCGCACCGTGATGGTTGAACAGAAGATGATGTACGAGGAGCAAATCGCTCAACTCCGCGCCGAGCGCGACGAGGCGAGGCGGGAAATCTGCAAGCGTGTTTCTGTTACAAGGTGGGAACCGCAGTTTCCGCTTATGAGCGAGACACAGTATGCAGAAGAGCGCGGATGGGACTGCTTTTCTGACAAGGCAGAAGCAGACGCGAACAACACCCTGTTCCGCACCACGGATGGAGAATAACATGACGCAAGAAGAGACTTATGTTTTCTACCAACCCCCGCTGACCGAAAAGGGTCAACGCAATTGGGCAAAGGAGGCAAGGGACTGGCTCAAGATCAATATCAAAAGTCTCAACCTTTCACAGACCACCATAACCCTGATTGAGAATCTGTCGGATGAGATTGAGCGTTTGCAGAAGTCGGAGATGTCCTTTGATCGCAAGAAGCAATTGATGCTTGATCTGTGGGGGCCAAAGTGCGAGGAATTCCAAGAGAAGTGCGCTGGCTGCGAGGCTTGGAAGTTTTTTGAGGACAAGGGCGATGTTCCCCTTGTCGATGATCTGTAACGAGGGAAAGCAATGAATGATCCGCTTGAAAAGTTCCTGAATGCGGAATGGATGAACGATGACCTGACTGCGCTTGTAAATGAAACTCTTCGACTTCGAACGGAAGTCGAACTGCTGAACAAGTGCTGCAATGAGGTTCGAAGGGAAAACATGGAACTCAAAGAGGATATGTTCAGAGCATGGGCAATCCTCTTTGACTATGACGGGTATTACAATCCAAAGACGGGTGCCGCCGACATCAAGGGATTGGTAGGCATCATTGACGAGTGCAGCAACATTCTCAACAAGAAAGGCAACGACAATGGCAACAAAGAAGACAACCAAGAAGGTCGCGCAAAAGAAGACGAGCAAGGCTGATGAGTTCTTCATCTACACGCTTGGAATTTCAATTCTAATGATGACGGCGGCTTTGCTTTTGCTGTCATACGAAGCCAGTCTTCAATTGAAGCACATGGGGAAGTGATGGAGGGAATTGCATGAAAAATCCAATTGAAGTTCTCAATGATCCAAAACTCCTTGATGAATTAGCAAAGATTCAGCACGAAAGTTTCAAGAACACCGTCAAGATTTTGATGGATGTTGGTGCTTTTACAAAGGATCATGAGAAGATCATGGTTACATACATGGGCGACTTTGATTCTCTCTCCGCAGCGGAGCAGGAGTTTCATCGCGCACAGGCATGGAAGGCGATTCAAACGGTCGCGGTAGCCTTCCTTGCAAATTCAATGATCCCCGACCAGTACGGAGGCTGACATGACTTTGCCATACGAGAACTACTTCTCGCTCCACAACACCCGAAGTTTCCTGACCGACCTGATGGACACCAAGAAGTTCCCCAAGGTTCCGAAGGCTGTTCGTCAACGGGCGCGTAATCTGCTCAAGCATTTCCCCGCTGATTTTGAGATTTGCGAGTGGATTAGCACCTATCAGAAGGTCGCCTACGAGCGTTACGAGAATCCCCGTGCTGCGGTGATCAAGTTGCGTAAGAACGATCCTGTGGAGTATTCAGCAGTCCACATGGGTTGGATATTCTGGAACGAATCCTCCACGGAGTTCTACGGCCCGTTCCTGACTCGCACACAATGCGAAGAAGCACTCGCCAAATACATCCAAGAACTTGAGAACGAGCCAGTCAAATCTTCAAAATCTCTAGATACTGAAGACGAGGATTGAGTCGAAGTCTACTCACCTCTGCCTTAAAAAGAACCCTCCGCGAAGCGGGGGGTTTCTGTTTTGGTAATTGAATAAATATTGCGTACCTCAAATATGGAGTATTCATGAAAGACTTCTCTTCCTTCAAACAAGATTTGCAAGAAAAACTCATTATGCCCAATAATGGGGCACGATACGGTCAGGTGGTATTCATGGCGGGTGGGGCAGGAAGCGGCAAGGGATATGCCATCAGCAATCTAATGAACGGGCTTGATTACAAGACTATCGACCCTGATGCATTCAAGCAGGCTGTTGTTCGAATAGGCAAACTTCATGCCTCAGTTGGCATCAAGAGTAAATTTGTTCAATTCAAGGACATCAATTTCAGAAATCCCAATGATGTTGCCAAGATACATCTTGCTCTTAAGGACTGGCCTCTTGAACAGAAACAGATTGCCTTTATGCTTTTTCCACACATTAGGGCACTCTCAATGCAGAAACTTGGAATCAAGCAGGGGAGCGTGGGGAGAGAGTGGGAAACCTATGGTGGCGAAAAAGCATTTCTTCCGAATATTATCTTTGATCGTACCCTAAAAAAGGCAGAAGAAATCAAAGACATTTCTGACATGTTGATACAGTCGGGTTACAAGAAAGAAAATATTCACATCATATGGGTACTTACAAACTGGCGTGTTGCCATGGTCAACAACGATAATCGTCCTCGTCGTGTACCCGATCATATTTTGCTGTTGACTCACGAAGGCGTGGGAAAGACAATGTCAGAAATTGCTGCTGGCGCATATCCGCCCAATGTCAATGGAGATGTGTACATGATTCTCGGAGGGGGAGAGGGACAAGTATTCTATTCCAACAAAGATGGCAAACCTCTTGATGGAAAAAGTTTGGTTCAGAGTATGGTGGGCGGTTCTGTTAGAGACAAAGACGGCAAAGAACTTCCAAGACCAAATATTCCACAGCGTGTAATTAGAGATTTTGTTGGCATACGACTTAAGGCTGCTGGAACGCAATCTCCGATTCCTCCCGAAAAAATCAAACTGTCCCTTGCACACCACCTAATGGGCGATATTGATTCTATTCAGAAATTGATCATGAACAACATTCCTCCGCATGCTGTTGTGCAGGACTTCCAACAAATACACAATGACAACGAAGGTGATATTACCCGTGCTAGATATGGAGTCAAGGCTGCTCCAAAGGAGTAAATTATGAGTGACTTTTTTGCGATGCTATGGGTAGGAGTGTTGCTCTTTATACTGTACGAGACAAGTGCCGTTTACGAATATTCAAGATTCCTACCAGAGTGGATTTCGAAAAAAAGAGAATACAAGCGGGAACTTGAATTCAATTCTCAAATGTCCTACGGTACATTCATGAGGATTCAATATGATTCGTTTTTGATTCGATGGCTTTCTTGTCCATATTGTTTCGGAATGGCTCTTTCGATTGGCATGACCCTACTATTTTCAAGTTGGCAGTTTATTCCGATAACCTATTTTGGTGGGCTACTAACTTATAGGGCGTTTACCAAAGCCGATAAATGGCTTTATGGAGGCTTTGATGAGTGAGATGCCTTCGGTTACCTTTGACACGCCAGAAGCCTTGTACGGGCTTCTCCTGCCCAAAGAGAAGGAACTGGCGGCGGCTGAGATACGCCATTTGACAGCATGGCTAACCGCCATGCGAGATTATTTGGACCCCAACTCCTGTGGTTGCCGAAAAACTCAAAAAGCCAAAGAAGCCTTGATTTTACAAATGGTTAGATTACCGAACTCCTTGACAAATGAACATAAGGAGACAATTCGTAACATTATGGGAACCAAAATTTTCCTCTTGATTGAAGGACAGAAAATTGCTATGCTAGCGTAAACACCTACTCTCAAAGGAGATATCCATGCTCAAAGCCCAACGCCATTTCGTGGACAAGGTAAGAGACCATATGGCAGAGCATGGTTGCCGAATTATATTCGGCAGAGGCAAGGAATTGAACTGTGGTGGGTATCGGGCAGCAGGGTATTTTTCCGACAATGATCTTGAACTTCGGGTTGCCAGAAAAAACACTCTTTGGTTCGAAGTCCTGATTCATGAATATTGTCACTTTCTCCAATGGATCGAAAAATCTCCGGTCTATCGTAAAAGCGACAAATCAAATGCCATCATCGACAATTGGTTCAATGGCAAACAATATTCTAGTCGAATCATCGACAAGGCTTTTGATTGTGTTCGTGAGATGGAGCGAGACTGCGAAATGCGCTCAATCAAATTGATTAAAAAGCATGATCTACCAATCAATGTTGACCGCTATACTCGCATGGCAAATTGTTACATTTATGTCCATTACTTCATGCGAGAATACAGGAAATTCTGGCCCTTTGAGCAAGAATTGATGAAAAGTCCTACGGTGTTGTCGCAGATGCCTGCAAGTTTTAGGGCGCAATCCCATAAGAAGATTCCGAGAAGGGTTTATGATGCTCTTGCGAATCGCATCTAATCTACTTTGGTTTCTAAATACCTCCGTCTTTCGTAGAAAGGAAGGTCGCACCATGAGTTGGGATTATCGCGTAATACGCAAAACAACCCATGCAATCGGAAAGACCTACTACAGTTACAACCTGTATGAAGTTTATTACGATGAAAAAGGCAGAGTTGTAGCCACTACAGAAGAACCAGTGATGCCTGCTGGAGAAAACATTATCGAACTTATGCGTGACTTTTACGCAATGTTTCGCGCCTTTACTCTTCCTATTCTTGAATGGGATTTGATTTTAAGAAATGGGCTTGAACTGTCAATGCATGAGTTGAAGCAAACGCCAACGATTACACACCAATGGGTGCCTCCTTCAAAGGAGGAAATGGAGAAGATTGAAATTGAGATCAACAAGGAACGGGTAACAGCAGAAGCCACATACCAAAAGGAGTGCTGTAAGAAATCTCCCGCACAAGTTTTTCAATTTATGGCAAACCACAAGTAGGCTTTGAAAAATCCTAAATATGGGTATACAACTGCCCATCTTTAGGAGAGACCATGGAACGCCTGACATACAAGTTTAACAGCCTGTCCCTCGCCAATTTTGCCGCCAATACTATCAAGAAGGATGGTGTTGGTACTATTCTTTCCAACAATAACGGATTTGTTGTGGTTGAAACCGCTGATGTGAATTCGGTTCAGGAAATCGCAAACGATGCAAGAGGTTATGAGGTTCTGCGTGAATCAATGACGGAAAAGAAGAAGTTGACTCCTGATCAACTAAAGAAGGTCAATACTTCCCTCCGCGCAAAGATGATAGCCAAAAAGGATGCAAAGAAGGAAGAGGTTGAGGAAGAAGAGTTTGTTGGTGAAAAACTCATTGGCAAGCAGCACAAACTCGACTTCAACAAGGATGGTAAGTTGACCGGCAAGGACTTTGAAATCCTAAAGACCATTCGCAAGCAGAAGGCAAAGAAGGAAGAGGTTGAGATCGAAGAGGCTGTTGATGCAAAGCAGGCTGAGATTGACGCAAAGATTCGTAAAGTAAACGCTGCTGACGCTGTTGCAAAAATTAAAGAAATCGTAAATTCCTACGATAAGCAAACAAAACGAATGATTATTGCGGGCATGAAATCAATTAAAGAGTCTGTAAAGGAAGAGGTTGAAGAGGAAATGACGGAAGCATTCCGTTTCCGTCAGCAGGATTGGGAGAAGATGCGGGCAAAGTACAAGCAGGGTACACCCGTCAACATAACCCTAAAGAGCGGCAAGACCGTTTCAGGAACTCTCCTACGCATGGACAAGTATGATCAAGGTTTCGCAACCAAGGGTCATCTGCTTCATGTCAAGACCGCAAAAGGCAATGTGAAGATCGATGATGTGAATGTCAAGGGCATTCAATGGAACAACGATCCCAAGACCAAGATGAGCGAAGAGATTGAGGCGATTGACGAAGCAATGAACAATTACATCGCTTTCTACAACGGCAAGAAGATGACCGTTCAGGCAGAGACCTCATACAAGGCTCAACTCAAGGCTATTGAGATGTTCAAGGCTCCTGCCAGCAAGAAGCACATGGTCACCGTGAAACTCGCTGACAATAAGGCTGCGTTTGCTGCCAACGAAGAGGTTGAGCAAGTTGACGAAGCCGCTCCTGCAATCAAGGCAGGCATGAGACTATATGCCAAGCAGGACAAGAAGACCGACAACGGCAGCGTAGTCAAGGGACAGTACTATAAGGTTGCTGATGCTGGCAATGGCTTGTTCGACCTAATTCATCAATCAACGGGATACCGCAAAGCGATGCACAAGGTTACAGCAAGCGCAATTCAAGCAATGATTCAGAACAAGATTTTCTAAATCTTGCTGCTTGCAATTCCGCTGAAGTTGTTCTTCTTGACGAAAGTCAGGATTCTGCTGAACTTGGTTTCTAGCAGTTCCTTTGGCTTGTGACTGATTACAAACACATTGGTGTTTTCGTCCATTCCCTTCAGGATGTCAAGGAACGACTCGCAGGCAGCATCGTCAAGGCTTCCATCAAGCACCTCATCCAAGATCAGGAGATTGGTTGACACAGAGTTCTTCATCTGTGCAATCGTTCTCCATGCAAACAGAAGAGCCAAGTCAATTTTCTTCTTCTCTCCCTCGCTGAAGGAAGCATAGGTGAATGTGTCGCGGTGGCGACTCAAGATGGTCTCATTGAACTCCTCGTCAAGATTGAAATTGACGAAAAGACCCATCTGTGTCAGGTATTGGTTGATGACCTTGTTGATGATCGGAATGTAGTGCTTGATGATTCGGCTCTTGATGCCCGAATCCTTGAGGAGCGTTGAAGCAATGCCGTAATAGTGCTGCGTGTCCACGATCTCCTTGCGGCTACCCACATTCTCTTCCTCTTCCTTGGAAAGGGCAGCAAGGGCTTCCTGCTCCTTGGTATCGTCCTTCTTGCTCGTCTTTGACTCGCTCAACTTTTGCTTGGTCTTCTCAACAAACTTCCTGTGACCAGACAGTTCGGACTTGCGCTCTTGGATCGCTACTTCCGTGACCTTCAATACACGAATGACGGAAGCAATCTGATCGATTCGCTTGTTCGTGTCGGAGAGCGTTGCGCCGATATCCGAAATTGCCTTGTCGATCTCCTGCTTCTTCGTGTTCAATGAGGCTACCATTGAATCTCGAAAATCGGGTTCAATGTGTTGTGTGCAAGTCGGACAAGTGTCATTCTTCTCGTAGAAGTCAACGCTGTTATTGAGGTTCTTGATTTTGCTGTTCAACTGACGCTGCACCGATTCAAGGTTGTTCTTAGTCTTGTCAACCGACTCCTTGTCATCAATCTCACCAAGATGCAATTCAATCTTTTCACGCAGGACGGAAATCTCTTCCTCAAGAACAGAAGCCTTCTCCTCTGCTTCCTTGATCTCGTCTTCATACTTCTGCGCCAAGTCATTCTCGTCCTTGGTTCGCTCTTCCATGTACTTCTTGTGCAGGGAAATGCGCTCCTTGATGACGGTCAACTTGCTTTCGATCTCTGTCAGTTCCTCACGGCTCTGCGATACCTTGCCCTTGAGCAGGCTGTTCATGGTGCTGAAGATGTTGATGTCAAGGATGGTTTCCACGATTGCCCTGCGTTCGGCGGCGGGCAAGCGCATGAACGGGACATAGTTTGCAGAGCCAAGGATAATGACCTGACAGAATGACTTGTAGGTCATACGGAGAATCTGTTCCTCAAACATCCGCTGATAGTCCTTGCTCTTTGCATCTTGATCTATCAACTTGCCGTTCTTATAGACTTCAAAGACCTTCGGAGCCTGTCCGCGAATGACCTTGTATTCATCCTTGCCGATGGAGAACTCAATCTCAACCAATGAATCCTTCTGGTTGATGGTGTTCACCAACTGCGGAATGTTGATGTTTCGATAGGGCTTGCCGAAAAGAACGAAGCACAGGGCATCCAGCATCGTGGACTTTCCTGCGCCGTTCTCCCCACAGATCAGGGTGGTATCGGTCTTTGCCAAATCTATTTCCGTGAAGTACTGCCCTGTAGAGAGCAAGTTGCGCCATCTCAATTTCTTGAATCTAATCATGTATACACTTGCTTCCTACAGGGACAGTCTTCACAGTCTGCAAGAATCACTCGGTGACGAGTTTCAGTCCTGCGGGTGCTGCCTGAACGGACTTTGACGGAACAACAAGACCCGAGATGAATCCCGTGTTGTACTCGTTGAGTAGAGACTCCTGTGGGGCAACAATGAAGTTTACGCCGCGAGTAGTGATGCCTTCTTCTGCATTGGTGTAGGGCAACCAAGGAACAAGAGCCAACTTGCCTTGTCCTGCGGGAATGAGAATGGCAGGATTCTTGAGAGTGACGATGCTGTTTGCAAAGTCCTCGTTGACGATCTGTGCAATCAGTTGTTCGCCGCCCTGAAGTCCAACTAGTTTAATCGGTAGTGACATTGTAATGCTCCTTAAGCATAGAGTGATTCCAAGTACAGTTCCTTAAGAATGTTCTTGAGTTTGTTGGGATTGGCGACCTTCAATTGGTCAATCTCGTTGTTGATGATTGACAAAGTGTCCTGCGCCACATCCACTTGTTCCGTAAGGGTGATTCCCATTTCCTTGTCCTCAATCACCGTGGCTCCGTAGACTCCGATGTTCGTCAGCCTGTCGATCAGGGTGTCAAACATCACGGGATTGGTCTTCTTGCGAACTATCACGCGAACGAAGGTGTGCTTGTATTTATCCAAGTCACAGGAGGTGTAGTCATCTTTTTCATCATCATAGATGAGTTGAGTGAAAATGGTAAGAGGATTGCGAATGAATTCAAGCGTCCTGTCCTCGGTATCAAACACATGAAAACCCTTTGGCTCATTGAGATCAGCAAATGTGATCTGATACGGTGTACCGAGATAGTTGACATTGCCACGGCTGTGCTTTTGATGAAAGTGTCCGCTGAAGACCGCCTCAAAGTCCTTGAAGATGGCAGGATCCATTCCGTCTTCATGCTTCACGCCACGCATGACTTCATAGCCCGTCAGTTCCAAATGTCCCATGAGGAAGGGAACCTTTTCCTCCGCTGCCTTCTGAATGAAGGCCATGCACTCATCGTAATTGTCCTTAGTGATCCAAGGCACGAACGCGATCTTCGCTCCATCAAATTCAAGAATCTTTGGTTGTTCCAATAGACCGTCACCAAAGTCATTGTGAAACAATTCCCGCATGGAATTGACCTGATTCGTGTTTTTGAAGTAGACATCATGGTTGCCAAGGATCGCATAAACCTTGTGCTTGGACACAAGTGGCTGTATGAAACGCTTTCTGACCTCATTCAGGGTGGCAAAATTGATGAACTTGCGTCGATCAAGCAAGTCCCCCAAGTGCAGCACCGTGTCTATCTTGTTCTTCTCCAAGTACGGCATGAACACCTCTTCCGTGAACTTGAAGAAATGATGCAAAAAGATCGGAGAATCTGACCTAGCCCCGAAGTGTGTGTCGGTAATGATGGCGATCTTCATGAAAGACCCAACTCCTCGTCCAATTTTGCAATGTCATCAAGAGCCTTGGTTCGCATCTTGGTTGCATATCGCTTCAGTTCCGCGTTCTCCTCAAGGACTGTCTTGTAGTTCTTGATGATTTGCTCAATGGCAATAACGGCTCGTTTCTTCTTTTCGGGATCGTCTAACTCGTTTCGGTCAACAAGAACGGTGGCAATCCTTGCGTTCAGAATAATGATATCCTCATTTGTCATTGCGTCGAGTCTATCACTCATCCATGAAGTCGTCAAGTACATTATTTGTAGTTTTGCTTCCCCTGCGCTTGCGCTTCTTCTTTAACTTACTTTGCTTTTCTTTGTTGAAATTGATCATGTCCGTTTCGGATAGCCCTATGATTTCTGCCACTTCATCGGTTGTTGTGTCCAACTTTCCCTCTTCCATCCAATTTCTAAACTTACCGGTTGGATCATTGTCCTCAAAGCACTTCAACTTGATGTAGAGTTGCTTCTTCTCTTTCTGTATGCGGCGCAGGAAGGCGTAGAAAGTGATCTGTGTGAAGAAGGCAAAGGGATTCTTTGACTTCTTGGGATCAAAGTTAGTGGCATACATGATGCAGTTCTCCACCGCATCTCCCACCATCTCTTCTTTGAAACTGTAATTTGCAAAATTAGGTTTCTTGGAAAGGTTGTTTGCAATGTCAAGAAAACATTGACCTATGTAATTTGATACACCAGGAGGCTTTGTTCCCTCTTTCTTTGCTTTTGCCACTACTTTCCGATGTTCTATTATTTCCAACAGAAAACGGTTGTTGTCTATGTAATGAGTGCTGTTCTTGCCCATGATATCTCCACAATTTGCATGAATCTAGAATAATTTTTGCCTGCTGATCCGAAGTGAGCATAAATACCGGTGTCCAGTATGAAATGAAAGGTTCTATTAAGTACTAATAGTACAGTTAGAATCGTATACGAGGATCGCCTTTCCACCACGGAAGACCGTCATCCTCATCCTCTTCATCAATCGTATCTTCGTCTTCATTGGTTGTTGGATTGTAACCATCTTCTGATGGTTTGTCATCCTCTTCTTTACCTTTCATGCTAGGAAATTCCATCTTCGAGATGTATTCCTGCATTACTTCAGCAAGTTCACTTTGTGCTTTTTGTATGTCAGAATGAATTTTTGCCTCTAGGTAATCTGCATACATTCGTTGATCTGGTTCGGCCATCACCAAGACCATTTCTTTTGGGATGGTGAAGTATGTATCATTGCTGTATTCGACCCAATCTTTCAGGTAAACTCCCACCTTTTCCATTTTGCCAGTTTTTCCTATGACTGGCAGAGATACCATTGACATGGGTCTTTCTAAGACGCAGTCATTACCAAAATATTGAACTGTTGCTATGAGTATTTCGCCATTCTTAAGACGAAGAATTTTAGTTGCTGGTGGCATGCCATCTTTGGAAAACTGCATCATATTGCCTCCTTGATCGGAAATTTGACCATCTTGTAATCGAATGATTCTTCGTTGTATATCTTCACTCGTTCTATAAAATGCTTGAGAGTGTGATTCTTTCTTGACTTCCAATGCAAATCATCAGCAATGTCATATAATCTCGCTTTGTCTTTTCTTTCAGACTTTCTCAGTTGCCGTCCTATGCTTTGCAATACACGAATTCGGCTCTTGGAAGGAGATGCAAAAATGATGTTTCGCAAGGATCGTATATTTATCCCTGTGGAAAAGGTGCCATAAGAAGCCACGATGATCGCATTGTCTTCTTGTTCGGTTATGTGTCGAATGTCTTCACGGACTTCGCCTTCTGTTTCACCGGAAACATAAAAGACTTTCCTGCTGCTGTCTGCAAGATTCTTTATTCTCTCATAAAGCGGTTTGCCGTGTTTTTCAACGAATTGAAAAAGCACAAGAGTGTTTCCTTTGGTAGAACATGCAAGTTTCGAAATAAATGCATTTCTGCCATCACAACTAACAAGCCAGTCAATTTCCTCTTGATAAGGAAGCGATGCTACGGTTTTGCATATTTCTTCGGGGTAAGTAAGCAACAAACAATCTATCTCAAGATTTGATAGTAACTTTTTCTCTATCAGGTCTTTCGTGGTCGTGACTTGCTTGACGGTTCCAAATAAACCTTCGATTGCCAGTTTATTGGTTTGGGTTCCGTCAAGTGTTCCGGTGAGAGCAATCCTGTATGGACAATTGGTCAATTTAGTCATGATGCTTGTCAGGCTTGCTGCTTTGAACAAATGAGCCTCGTCACCAATAACGGCACCAAATTGTTCAAAATATTCTTTTGGTAATTTGTATATCGACTGCCATGTCGTTATCACGATTTGTTTGGTAGGATCATCCTTGTCTTCCCCACCGAACACCTTATGGACATAATCATTTACATTCCATCCATGCGGCTCTTTGGATGAATAGTCCTGAAAGTCGTTGAACAGTTGTGTGACAAGCGATATGCTCGGCACCACGATCAATGTTCTTCTAGGCTCTGTACCCGTATCGCAGTCGATCATGTTCAGCAATGTCGAATATGTGCGTGCAAGTACATAGATAATCAGACTTTTCCCACTTGCCGTGGGTGACAACAACAAACAACGATTGGTGTTCAATGCGTGATGTATCGCATCTATCTGATGCTCATGAGGCTCTATTGATTCTCCACGGGCAGTCAGATTCAACCCCTTGATGATTTTGCTGATGCAATCCTCGCGAGTGCAAGGCTCCACGGGATTGATCAACTTTCTGTCAACAACAAGGTGATACTTTCGTTCTTCGCAGAATTGTGCCAAATGGTCAAGAAGGCCAACATAAAGCAGACCGTTCCTTGGTTGGAACATTCGTATTTTGCCATCCCAATGCTTGTTTCGATATGCAGGAGTAAATCGTGCGTTTGGCACCTCAAAAGTGAAGAACTCCTGTATTTCACGGGCAATTGCAGGCTCGCATGCTAAACGGCTATGAACCGTGTTGTGCCTATGGACAATGATCTCTGGCATGTCATTATTTATGACCGCCAAAAAAGGCTCCATCAGACTATGCCGTTGGTGAACTTTCTCCATTCGAGCGCGTTGCGTATTACCCAATGTCTTTGGGCAATCCCTTTCAATATACCCTCAAGATAATCGACCTTTTCTTGCTGATATTCGATTTTGCTTTGCAATTCCAAAAGATCCTTGTCCGATTCGATGTAGATATCAAGATCATTTCGCAGAATCTTGGACTGAAATGGCTCCCAGCCAAGTTCATCAAGTCTTTCTTGTGACATCTTGCCGGTGTAATATTCCCACTTGTCGCGTCGGAGAGTCCTGTAGTCGGCCTGCGCCTTTTTCAGCGAAAGCCGCTCGTCATGAAAGATGACGAGATACTTGTTATGGAGTTGGGGAATTCGAACGGACTCGTTGCCAAGTTCCGTATCGTCTATCGGAAGATCTTTTTCCGCTATTTCCTTGATTTTGTCCAAATGCATATTGTTCACAGTATAGCATTGGTTTGAAGAAAGTCAAAGGTCAACCATCTTAAAATCCGAAATCGCAAACTTTACTGTGGCTGTCAAGAATGTGGCATCGGTTGCTTCATTGCTGAATTCAATTCCTGATAAATCGGTAGGCATTAACCCTTTCATTTCAAACTTTCGGTATGGTACTCGTCTGTTTGTGAGGACAATTAGGCTTGCGCTGTCGCTTGAGCCATAATTTGTTTTTTGAACAGGAAGAAATTGTCGGTATGGTACATTTTCAAGCATCCAATTAATCAATGAGTGGTAATTGGAAAAATCTTCATTGATCAGGAATTTAAGTGATATGTTTCCATATACTGCGGTAGATTTAGGAAGTTTTATGGTCGGACCTATCATGTATTCCAAGGAAAATGGTTCACCTCCTGCGTCTGGTAAAGAAAATTCTTGAACAAAATATGCAAGATTCGGCAGTTTTGTCATGGTAAACAGAAAATTGGTAGGAAGTGCAAGATTTGTATTGGATGGATTTACGGACTCTATTCCAGATGCGGTTCTATCAGAAATTCCGTAATCCTTTTCAGTATAGACCAAATCTGATTGAATCATTGATTGTTCAGCCTTTCGACATCAAAGTATGTAAACGCCATCGTGACCGTGGCGGTCATCGGTGTTGCCTCTGTATCGTTTGCCTTGAATGACAATTCGCTGACATTTGTAGGGAACAGTCCCCTGAATGTGAGTTTGAACAACGGTTTCTTTTTGTTGCTCAATACGAGCAAATGCCCTTCTTCTGACATCCAATTTCGATATGTCACTTGTGAATAATCATTGAATCCAATGCATTCTTTGAACCATTTCATCAATGCATCGTAATTTGACATGTCTTCATTCACAAGAAACTTGAATGATGCCTCTCCATGCGAAATAGAATTGCTGTTGACTCTCAAATTCTTTCTTCCGCCTGGTACTCCTGTGGGAATGGAAATGATAGGATTGGACCATCCTGGAAGAGATACGCTTGTGCAGAAATAAGAAAGATCAGGAACTCTCTTGATGCTAAACTTGAAATTCGTCGGCATTGCAAGATTATTGTTAGTGGGTTGACTGCCCAATGCACCGACTTGGTCAGGAAGTTCAATTTCATATGGCTTATTTCTGATTGATATTGAATCAGAAGGCAAAGAAGAAACCACTTTTGGGAGCGAGTCTTCTCTCGCAACAGTATTTCCATACATTCTGTTAGCCGCTTCTGTCTGTTCTGCAAGTTCCTCAAGATACAGAGGCAGCAATTCATCCATGTAGTCATACCATTCTATTGAATGTCCCTGAAGATCGCTTTCGAATATCTTATAATCATTCGAAACTGCTGCATTTGTTGTATTTGTTGTTATCTGCCAACTCTTATCGGTAAGCATGATGTCAAGCATTTTCTTGTGGTCGTGTGAAACTCCAACGAATGGTGATGTCAAAAAATTATATGAACTTGAATCAAATTGATTGCATGTTCCGCCGCTATATGATGTGCCCATGCAATACGCACCGCCATCGACTTCATTTGTTCCTGTTGGCGAGTCAGTCAAGGCAAAGTTGTTGAACCCCAACAGTACACCACCATGATAGACAAGACGATTGTTTCTTTTTGCAAATATGATGCTTCCAGAATCCCCTTGTCCCATATAAGACCCTTGGTCAGATTCAAAAGAAGAGTAATCATTCCATGGAGAATTTTTTGCATAAGTTCTATTCAGTCCAAATACAGAGGAAAGAAAGAGATATTGATACTCATTTAAAGATCCTGGAAATGGTATGCTTGCCGATGAACGCTGATTGACACCAATTCCTTCAAGCCTGCTTCGCCTCACAAATCCTCTTGCAAAAGTATTATTGATCACAAGCATCGGCATTTCATTCAAGTGGGAATAAAATGCGCTTGGATTGTATGCAGTTGTAATTGGATAAAATGGATTGGAGTTAGAGGTAATTCCTTCAGGAAACCCATTCAGATGTGTTGGAAAAATTTGATAAAGAGCGTCGATTATGTTTGAACGAGTCGTGGGTGTTCTTGTTGAAACTGAAGACAATAAGGTGCTTGATAAATCTTGATTTGCAAGCACAAGGTTTGTGATGCTGAATTGATTTTCGCAATTTATGGTCGGCATCAATGCAGGTTTTATTTTTTCTGGTAGGGGAGTTTTGAAGGTCTGTATATAACACTCTCCAAATGTCATAGCGAAACCGCTAGTACCATTAGGATCCAAGTCATAGTCTTCATATATTTCCCTTCCTGTATTTCTTTTGTACCATTGTGGATACAAAGATGGATACATGACTCCATTACCGCATGCCGAAAGACCTGTAGGCCAACTTCCATTTGCAGGAGGGGCAGTCATTCCAGTTATACCAGCAACAAATTGCGATACCGATAACTTTTTTATGGAATGCACGGTTCCATCATAAGCAACGCATTTCATTTCATTCGCATTTGCGGGATAGTGAGTGATATTCAGAATGTGCTGTCGAGTCATTAGGCAAGCAATTTTGCTTCCTCTCTCATTCCACCAACCAAACGGAACATCGGGTCTATCTGACATCAAAACGCACGACATATCTGTTCCAGTTAGCCCAAACATCGTTCCTTCATAGAAAGATGAATTGTATCCATTAGGAACTCCATGTGTTCCGTTGCTGTAAGTGAACAGTTCGTGTCTTGATGGATTGTAGTTTGGTTCACCATACCAAGTAGTGTTAAATGGACCGCTACCACCTACAGTCGTAGATATCCAATTATCTGAATGTATTGCAGCCGTCAAAGAAGGATTTGATACCTTAACAATAAAATTTCCTTGAATAAACGGATAATTTGGAGTAATTGCTTTTTCATTTACAGCAGCACTTGTCAATTTTACCAGCAATGTTCTTCCAAGATTTCCTGTAAATCCTGCTATTCTTATGTTTGTCTTGGTAGCAAGACTAGATATCTCAAGATCATCACCAACGGCAAATCCCGCCGTGCTTCCCGTGATGGACAATGTAACCAATTGGTTGACAGTAGAGTAATACATTACTACGGTTATTTATGACTGTTTAAAAAGAACGAGAGCGGCATTTCTGCCGCTCCCATTCCAAGTGTGGGGTAACTCGATTTGTACTGCGAATCAGAAGAGGTTGTTAACCTTGACGATACGGTAGTACTGGTTACTGCGTGAAGCGTTGGCGTTATCGACATCCTGAATTGGTGCATTATCGCTGCCCATGACGAATGGATTGTTGACCATGCCGTAGCGGGTCTTGAATCCGATCTTGGGCTGGAACGACTGCTCACCAACCGCACGAACCATCTGTAGCGGAACATAGGGGCAATAGAAGATACCAGCGTCATACGGGCTGGAACCCTTATAACCGACACAGAAGAAGTCCGAAGCGAGGGTGGTCGAATAGTATGGATCAATGTATACACGCAACTTGCCGTTGAGAACGCCTGCAAAGGTGTTTCCTGTATCATCAACATTAAGGTTGGTGGACAGGGCAGGAGCATAATCAAGGACACCAGACATTGCGAGAGCCGAAGCAACATCGCTAGAGCAGAGGACAAAATTGCCCTTGCCGCGACGAGTTTCCTTGGCGATCTGATTGCACTCGCGCTCAATTTGGAAGAGCAGACCCTTGAACTTCTCAACCGACCAACGACCGTTGGAGTCAACATTGAGGTCGAAGATACCACGGGTCTGAGTTGTACCAGACTTGGCTCCCAACTTGGCGTTGCGGTAGATGGTGCGAACAACCTCACGATTGATTTCTGCAAGAATTTCAGCAGAGAGGATGTTGGCGAGTTCTGTCTCAGCATCAAGACCGTGAATGGCCTTGAGGTCTTGAGCCAGTTCCATGGTGTACTCGGCCTTGAGGGCGCGTGTCTTTGCAGTCACGGTTGTCTTCTCAATGCTGAATGCCATCTGTGCAAAAGCATTGTTGGCAGCGTCACCAAGTGCTTCGCCCATGCCAGTTGTCATGGGGCGAGTTACTGCATCGGTGTCGGTTACGGCATTGTTAAGGTTTGCTTCGGCAGCACCGAAGAAAGGATCCGAACCACCATAGGTCAGACCACCAGTATATCCAACACCGGTATAACCAGGGGTTCCGCCTGAACCACCGAAACGGGTATCGGCTTCGCTGAATAGAGCCTCGGGACCACTCTGCGAATTGTAACGGCTACGAAGAGCAAAGATAAGACCAGTAGGTCCGCTCATTGGCTGAACGCCGCAGATGTCGTATGCAATGAGGTTAGGCATTGCACGGCGAACGAGCGAGATGAGGATTGGATCCCACTTTGCAACGCCGCCGGTGTTGGGCATATCGCCAGCAGAGTTTACTGGTGCGGCCTCACGGAGGTATTGCTCCTGGTTCTCAAGTAGAGTTGTGGTAACTGTCTTGCGCCAGTTATCCTTAATTTCGGGAAGATCTGCGTGTTCAACGATTGCCTTCCACTTCTTTTGTAGTGCTTCTGAGATTGTCAAGTCCATTTTTGTCTCCTGTGACAAATTAGTTGTTGTTGAAAGTAACTGTGTCTAACTGCATTATTTAGAAATCACGATATTTTGATTATCTGCGATTTAAACGCGAGAGAGCCTTTGCATACACACTCATCGACTCACTCAATTCCTCTTGTCGATCTTGAGATGGCGCATCAGCACCACTCATGTCATCACCGATGTTCTCGGAAAGAACAGTTTCTTCCTCTGCTGTTTCCTCGTTCTGCGATTCGGTCGCGCCAGCACCAAAGTAGGATTCACGAATGATTTCCAACTTGCTGCGATAATCTTCCTCTCCTTCAAAAGCAACGCCTTCTGCCAACTTCTTCATGCGTTCCTTCTGGGTGTCTGCCAATCCTTCGCAGTTTTCCTCAAGAATGTCCTTGCGACGAAGTTCGGAAACTTCCTTGGTTATTTCGACATTCTTGAGGATTTGCTCGTTCAAATCATTAGTCAATGCTTCGACCTTCTCAGCCATTTCATCGACAAGATCTACCTTTGCGGATGGAACTTCAATGTTATGCTCAAGGAAGAGCGAACGAAGACCTTCGATGAACTGCTCTGCAACCTCGGTACGAATACCCTTTTCAACAGCAAGGCGGTTTTCTTCCATCCACTCCTCAATGACATAAGACAGATATGAATCCAACTGCTCCGTGAGTTCTGTCTTGACTTGCTCTTGTGCGGCCATGAGGCGAGTCTCGAATTCAGTCTCAAGTTCTTCTGCAATTGCTTCAATCCGCTCATTTACGGCGGTTTCGAAGATTGTGGATGCCTTGGTCTTAAAATCCTCACTCAACTCTTCGCCAGTGAACATTGCATCCATGTGAACGGCAAGATCTTCCTTTGCCATGCGCTTCTTGTCCACATTGCTCTTTTGCTTTGTGTTTGAATCGGCATCAGCATCTCCCTCAACATCATCGGTATCGATGGGTTCTGGAATGATTGCACCCTTGCCGGTGCCATCCTTATAAAGACCCTTGTACTTGGGTGACTCTTTGGGCATGGCAGTGCTGCCTGCCATTGGCTGCTGCATTTGCTTGGTTGCAGTCAGATTTGCCTTTTGCTTTGAAGCGGAGTCATCAGCCTCGCTGATGGTGTCCTCTGTTTCGTCGGTTTGCTCGTCGGTATCGAGAATTTCCTCTTCGAGGATTTCCTCTACTTCGTTGTTCTTGAATGAGTCCATGAACTCTCTCCTTGGTGTTTTAGTGAGGGTGCAGATTATTTATCATTTGTCAAAGTCCGCGCAGGAACTTATTGAACGCATTTATCTTGGCTTCTTCCAAATTTCTCAAATTAGTCTTTTTGATGTCTTTCTTGATCTGCTCTATGTCCTTTTCGACTAGACGACCACTTTCCCATATCCACTCTTTGCCTTCCATGATTCCACGAACAAAGGCTTCAGGGGCAGATGGGTCCGCAACGATATCCGCAGCAGTAGCAAGTTGAAAATCATCTTTTACAACATTTACACCATTTCTTTCTTCCAAGGAACCCATTCCACGGCTTGAAACTCCGAGTTTAGCCCCTTCATCAATGAGATTTTTAACAATCTTGCCATATGGAGTATCCATAATCTTCGCCCGACCAATGAAGTTATGACCTTCACGACGCAAATCGGTGATCATGTGACTGACTCTTTCGAGGTTGATGGTTGGTCCTTCAGGATGACCAAGTTCACCAAAAGCACGCTTTTGTTTGACAAAATTCTCGTTATAGCGACTTACTTCCTTCTGAAGAGTCTCCATGGGATACTTTCGCTTATTGCGATTTGTGATGTTGCCTTGAAGAAATATGCCTTCGATGAAATAGTTTTTCTGACCAGGAGCAGGCTCCTCGGTCAGAACTTGAATATTTTCGTTGAGATCACAGAAGAGTTTCATTGGGTCTCCGTTGTTTGGTTAGAATGGTACGAATTCCAAATACGCGGTCACCGTGGTGCTTGCTGGAACTTCTACTTTGAAAGTTCCATCTGCGGGAGATACGGCATTGTTTGGCAAAGTGATTCTTTCGAAATCAATTGAACCTGATGAATTCGGAGACAGCATGAACGCAGTTCCTCCTGTTGGACCGAATCGAAGCAAGGTTCCTGCTCCGCTTAATCCATATACAATTCGTGAAAGACAAGCAGACGAATTTGTTATTCTGCTATCCAACGAGTCATTTGCATCAAATGCAGAGTTAGTGATGCCGAAAGTGATTGTTCCTGCGGTATCTCCATATACTCCGACAACACAGCGATTTCTTGTTCTTACGAGATACGATGTTGAATTAGCCATATATTTCCTTTATTAACTCCAGTTGCTTGTCAGAACAGGAATCTGTCATGATTAGGATTCCTCTCTGATTCTGTTGTTGCAAAAATCAACAACAGCATCATGACAATACTTAGATTCGATCAACATTGTTCTCAACAATGCTTGATTGGTCTCTGATAATTGATCATGTATTTGTGTTATTGCTTTTGCATTTACGGGAGACAGACGCACAAGATCTCCATTCATCAGACGAAGCAGTTTTCCATTTCCGCTTGATGAATGTTGAAGAATATTGACAACCTTTTCGGTGAGTTGCTTGTTTTTGATCTGTTCTTTTATTTGAGCAACGCAGAAACGAACCTCATTCAAGTCCCTGTCATTGCTACACTCAACCAAAATTTTGAACTCTTCGGTTGAATGTACTTCTTTTATGCTGCTGCAAATACAAGAAGAGGCAACAGCAGCAACTACTTCATCAAGTAGTTGTTTGGTTTTGAACTTGTAGACAACTGTTGGCAATTTAACCCTTGTAATTTTTCTTGATATAGGCGAAGAACTTCTTCTTGTCTGCATCACTCTGTAGGTCTGATGGTGCATTAATGCCAAATTTCTTCATTGCAGCCTTGAAGAATTTTTCATATTCTTCCTTATCCCCTTCATGGAAGGTCATGCTTTCCTTGCCGAATGCTTTCTTAAATTCATCAAGAATCCCTTCGGTTACGCTCTTTTGGAAATATGGATGCACCTTTGCCCCTGTGTTATATGGCTCAGGAACAAAGGCTCCTCGTCCTGTTCCATCCTTGTACAGACCCTCATACTTCTTTTCTCCTGTTTCCTGCTCTTCCTGCATCTTTTTGGCTTTCTCGATTCGAGATTTTTTGTACATCTCAAGGCGAGCCATCGTATCTCTGACCAATTTTGTTCGACCATCAAGATCAACCTTCTCTGATATAGTCTCTGCAACAGATTCAATCGACTCGCGGTTCATACCACTAGTCATGTCGATGTATTCCTTTGCCATCTTCGCAGCAGACTCAAGTCCTGGAAAGAAATTCCATCGACTACCATCAATGTAAACACGGATGGGTCTTGAAAGCCCGAGACCGATCTGCTTCAATTCAACGATCTTGCCGTTGTGCTGAAAAGTCTTCATCAGGAATTCCTTGTCCAATGTCGGATTCAGACCATCGTCTGGTTGCTTCTTAATTTCAAATCCGCCAGGAACAGGCTTCAAAGACGCAATGTCAACGCTGTTGTCCATGACAGCATCAATCTGCCGTTGCATGGTATCAAGTTCCTTCTTGTCGAGAACATTCTTCTTGACTTCAACTGCATCCAACTTTGCCTTATTTGCCTGAACAGCAGCCTTTGCCTTCAACATATCTGCCTTGGCTTTTGCGGCAGGATCGACTGCTGGCTTTGCAGGAGCAATCGCTTCTGCCTTTGTCTGTGGGGGAGGAACAATTGTCTTTCCCGTTTTCTTCTTCACACCAACCACAGGTGGAGCAGTCGGTGCAAGAATGTTGGCTTCGTTTACTTCTTCTGCGGTAGCCTCGCTCTCTCCGAGAATTTCCTTTGCAACCTCGTTCTTTCTTGTCTCAAGTGCTGCAAACAATCGATTGTTGAGAGCCTGAACAAGGGAGTTCTTGAATGCAACGGCATCCTTCTCATTTACGGAATCCAAGACACCTGAAAGATTGTTCTTTTGCATCTCCAGCCTTTTCCTTTCTTTATCCATCTGTTGATGGATACATTCCCTTGTTTCGTTCCACAGACATTTGCTTATCCATTTCGGCAATTTCGCTTTCAGTCATGCCGAGAACCTGTGTACGAACCCAATAATGAGAATAATACTTACCTATGTATTTTTCAATATCATTCAGTTCGCCGTTGCGCTGCTTGCGTAGTTCCGCATTCTTGGCTTCCACATAATAAGAATCCTTGAGATAATCCAAGAACAATACTTCCTTGATGGAGGGCCATTCATCTGGAGTGATGATATTCTTGAGTAGGATTTGCTTGCGTAGAAGGTCAAAAATGAGTTCATTGAATTTATTGCGTAGGCGAGATACAAATTTTGAGAATTTTAGTTCGTCACGATTGATTTCTGACGATCTTCCGAGGGCAATGCCCTTGTCCTGCTCAAGGCGGCTGACAGGAACATTGAGAGCGCGATACAACTTCTTCTGAAAATACACGATGTCGGCAAGTTCACCAAGATTCTGTGCGCCGGACAGGGTGCTGATCTCGGTTCCTTTTGAACCTTCACGGCGAGGCAACCAATAGTCCTCAAGCATGGACATGAACTTGCGGTCATCCCGAATCTCGCCCGTGTTGGCATCGTATACCAACTTGTTGCGATACCGATTCATGATGTCCTTGACATAGGCTTCTGCCTTTGTCTTGGGAAGATTGCCTACATCGATGTAGAAAATGCGGCGTTCGGGAGCGCGGGAGATTCGGTAGATGACCACGGCATCTTCCATCATTCGCAATTGATTCAACGGTTTGATGGCTTTGTGTAAAAAACCCACCGTTCGGCGGTAGCGACTATCAAACATTCCTGATGAACAGAAGGCGATTGCATCATCGCTAATTTTTATGCCTTGAGAAGAACCTACGCGAGGATTATCCTTGTTGTAAAGATAGAAATCACGGAATCCCGTGATAATCTTGTTTCCATCTGGACGAGTTTCCTTCTTGAATTCACGGATCTTTTGTATGTTGAGAGGATCAACATATCGAAGTTCAAGTATTCCCTTTTCCGTCTTTTCTTCATCAACGATGATATGAAAATATATCTTTCCGTCCACATACCATCTTCGAAAGATTTCATATCCTTTTGTGTCGAATGACATCAAACGAAGAATGTTCTTGAATTCCTCTTCGATTTTGTTCTTGATCTTAGGAGTAAGTGCCAAAGTGGAATCGTTTATAAATGACAACTTGATTGGCATTTTGCCTGGTTCGGTTACGATGGATTCATTGACAATATCATCAATGGCAACTTCGCAGACAGGATCCATTGACATTTCGCGATATTTTGCAACTAGTTCAAAATCATTTCTGACAGAACCATCAAGATCGACATATTGACCATAAAATCCGCCAGCCTCGACCGGAATGGCACCATCGTCCGTGGTGGGGACCACGAACGACTTAAGTGCCTTGAAATCAGATTGTTGCTTTTTCGACCGTTCTAATTTAAAGCCGAACAATTCCATGGTTAAAACCTCTCTATTGCCTGACTTGAAATCAGGTTGATGTGCCGACTAGTTCATAATATTGATAAGAAAGATCAACTGTGAATTCAGAAATGTTTGACTTACTCTCGAACGAAAGACTAACTTCGCCAACAGTTGCAGGAAAGCAACCAATGAACTTATAGGTGCAGATTGCGTTTCCTTCGCGAGTAAGGGGCTGAACCGCCCAATCCATCAAATACGAGTTGAAGTTGTTGGGACCAACATTACTCTGATACGAATTAATGAGGTTGGACCAAGATTCAAACGACTTGCGTAGGTTGTAGGAACCGTCGTTGTAAACAGTAAGACCCCAGTTATCATAAGACCGGTCAGCAGGAAACTTCATGGTTCTGCCCATGAAGTTAGCCGTACCTTCAGTCAATTTTGAAGCAGGAATCTTAGCCCCTTTGCAGAGAAAGGTAATCTGACTGTTGGAGTTGCCGTTGTTCAAAAGGCCACCGACAGAACTGATTGCTCCTGCTGCGGCAGTTCCAAAGATTGCTCCTGCCACGCCTGCTGCTGCATTAATGGCACGAGATCCTCCGCTTGGAAATGAACCTGTTACCAGATAAAGGTTGTCTCTCGCACCACCATTAATAAGGTTTGCTCGGAAAGCGTCTATGCTGAATTGGCTGTATGCCATTTAAGGTCTCCTTTTCCTTATTTAGGGGTGATTAACCGCCTACCTCTGTGAACGAAACACCTGTCTTGGTAGCAATGAAATTCAATTGGATGAAATTGATGCTACGGGCAGGTCTGATGTAGATGTCTGCAACAAACCGATTGCCATCTATGACTTCAGCCGTGTTATTTGACTCATCGCACTTGACGAGGAAGTCAGTAATACCACGACGATTTTGCACATCGCGCAAGAACGGTTCAACCATCGAGCGGAATTGTGAGCGTGTGAAGGCATCGTTGAATTCGAAAAGGCTGTATTTGGCAGCCGTTGCAATTGCCTTCTCAAGTACGATGAACAAACGACGAACATTGATGCGGTCAAATGCCGAGGGCTTGGTCTGCGCGGTTTTATCACCGAACAGCAAAGTTCCCTCTCCTGGCATGGTGATAACAGGATTGATGGCGTTCTGATACAGTTCATCGCGGTGAGTCTTATTGGGATTATATGCAAGGCGAATCGTGTTTCGAACCACCCCACGATTGAATCCCGCAGGCGAATACCAAGGATCGTTGGTAAGGTCTGTACGAGCGCAAAGACCGGCAATGTCTGCGTTCAGCGGCACATATCGATAAGTGTCATTGTACGAATCATATTGATACTTGTAGCCCGTATCGATTACGGTATAGGAAGAGTTACCCACAGCATTTCTGAAAGTCTTGGCTGTGGACAACTTAGTGGCTTCATCTGTGGATGCATTATTAATTACGGGCGAGACAAATGCCACGCAATCCTTTCTTGCATTTACGATATCACGAAGGCTTCCAACATTCGTGACATCGATTGGTCCACCAATCAGAAGAGATACATCAGACTGGTCTGGATCTGCAAAGAGATTATAACCTCTTCCTGTTGCAAACAACTGACTGCCTGACGATTCAAATTCACCGGTTCCACCTTGAAGATTAAGACGGAAAATGCCTGTTGCAGTTACACCGGTTGTAGAACCTGTGTCATATCTGCTGCCTGTTACAGATGAAGGGTTGAAACTCCATGTTCCAACGCCATTGTTGGTTCCTGCTGTCAAGCCAGAACCTGTCACTGCTCCCGCAATGAAAGGAGCGGACGCAAATGACGAGATTGAACCCGCGACTCCGATATACTTAGACTCGTTGTTTATTTTGCTCTTGAAATACGCATTCGTTCCATCTTGCTCGATTGCATTTGGATCAAGCGAAAGACCCTGAAATCTTTCAAGAACCGTGTCTATTGTTCCGCTAAATTGACCAAGGCGATCAAGAACGACAAGATGGAATTCATCATTTGCGTCAGTCAAGCCAAGAGTTGTTCCTGCATAATAGGAAGTATTTGGAACCGAATCAAATTGAGAACTGTAAGTCCATGCATTGAAGGCGGTTAGACCAGCGTCAGCACCACAAATTTCGATAGCAAGACTGTTTCCAAGAGATCCTGGATACTTTCCAAAGAACATGCCCGAAGAAGTGCTAACTGTAGGAAGATCAGTATCACTGTTAGGAATGTATCCTTGTGATCCGGTTTGTCCTGCATTGCCTGCCGATGCTCCGGCTGTGGTGACACGAACAACCTGAAGATTGTTTCCATAGCCTAGGAAGTTGGCTGCGCTGAACCAATACTTGAAGTTGTCATCGTTGGGGGTGCCGTAAAGAGCGACAAGATTGGCGACATCGGTCACGATTACGCGCTGATCTGCCGGACCCCACTTGAAATAGCCTGCAATACCGGCATTTGTGGTAGCCACCGCAGGAATGATCGTGGTCAAGTCTCGTTCAGTGATTGTTACGCCAGGACTGATTTGGAATCCCATAAGGGCGGTCTCCTGTGATTATTCAAAAGTTGCGAACGACTTTATTTAGCATTTCTACCAGTTAGCCCCTCCGTAGAATGGCTCATCGTTGAATGGGCTGTTTTGTTGTAGACGCTCTTGTTTTGGGGTCATTTCTCTTCCCAAATCTATTTCATCCTGCGTTCTTTCGCTGTCCTCGCCAATTTCTAAAAACCCAAACGGAACAAGATCTTCTTCAAGTTTTTTCAGTTTATCTTCAAACAATTTGCGCCGTATGTCTGTGTTGACAATATCTTTAAAATATGGTTGTGTAGTAAGCCATCCAAACATAACGAGCGTTGAAATCAAGTCATCATTGTATCCAGGACTTGCTTCATACGAAACACCTTTCGCAACATAAGTTGAAAGTTCTGCAATGATGTCAAAATCATTCAACAGAATTTTGTCATGTTCAATCATTTCCTTGAGAACCAGACACCCTGTCTTCTTTGTTTGATTTGACATTTTGATGCCATACTGAACTCTTCCCGTACCAAATCCTTCTCCTGCTTTTTGTCCTTTTTTGCCTTTTACAGTGATGTTAATGATATTTTCGTATTCAAGTTCTTCACGAAGAATGTCAGAGACCTGTTGTCCCGTGTCGTTCAATTCAATCAGTGCATATGCTTCGTTGTATCGATTGCCAAGAACCTCAATAAGATTGGGGAATATCATTACGGGCATCACATTGTTTCTGAATCGAGCCACGACTTCATATGGCATTTGCGTTGCATCCACCACGGTTACAGCATGATAGTCCTGTCCTTGACCACGGGAAGTGTCTACGCACATTGCATAAATGTGATTTTTGATTGGTGCCTTGTAAACAATTAACCCTTCTTCATTTTGAAATATTGGCTGCTCATGTGCCAATGAGGATATCTTGGATGCTTTGATGAGGGTGTCTTCCGAACCAAGAAATTCGCATTCATATTCCTGATACCAAAGTCTTTCGTTGGACAGGCTTTTTCTTGTGATTTCCTTCCATTTAGAATCTCTGCCAGGCACCTCACTCCATTTTGCTTCTATGGGTATGTACTGATTTCTTCCTGCCTCTGCATCCTTCCACAACTTATAGAACATGTTCATGCCACGAGGTGTGGACACAATTACGACCTTTGAGGTCTTTCCTGATGAAATTGTTGGGTAAACAGATGAAAAGAATTCTTGCGCTATATTTTCGGGAATATGTGCAAACTCATCGAGCAAAAGAAAGTTGAAACTGTCTCCACGAACTGCGGATGCACTCGTTGCGGCAGAGACTACTTTCGATCCATTCTCCAAGGTAAAACTCAATTTGTTCCACTCTATAACCCCTTGCTGCATCCATTTTGGAAGATTTTCATACGCAAATTTCAGTCTGCTCAACAATTCGCTAGCAGTCTTCAATTTATTGGCGAGAATGGCAACCTTATAGTTCGGAATGAACAGTATGCTGTGAAGAATGTATCCAAGCATGACTGTGGACTTCCCGCTCTGACGGGGTATCTTGGAAATCACAAAACGATTGCTGTGAATTGCTTTGACGATTCTCTTTTGAAAGGGATACATTTTGAAGACAATTGGACCTTGATCAAGGGAAACTATCTTCATATAAGTTTCAAGAAAATGAATAGGATCCTTGGAGCAACGAACATATTCCGCCAACTCCTCATTGGTGTATTGCACCTGAACATTTGGTCCCTTGATCAGGGGATTTCCGAGATAACTATCACCCTGTTTGCGAGGCATCGTCGTTCTCCGTTTGATCGGCAATCATCTTGTTGTTCATGTTTCTTATCATTTTTTGCAAATCAGCAGTGTTTCCTACGAATATGCTGTTGTTTGTGACATTTGTAGTTTTACCAGGTTCTTCCTTCTTGATATCCTTGATCTGCTTGTGAAGATGCATCAATTTATTGTTTGCTTCAAGAGAAGCGGATATCAACTGAGCAACAACCTCGTAAGCACGGGGATTCTGGCTTTCAACGGCAACTTCAAGAATATTCTCTATTGCTTCTTCGGATTTCTCTATTATCCGTTTGAGATTGTCCCTGACTTCGGAATAGTCTCTGTCTGCATCGACTCTATTGACTTTTACACTCTTGACCTCTGTCTGAATTGTGGTCGGTTCCTTTGCAGGTTCGGGTTTCGGCAAGTTCAAAGCATCAGACAAATTTTCGTCAACATTTCCCATGATGAATCCTCTTTCAGAATGTAGTGATATTGACCACTACCTGACCTGTCGTTCCTGGCGTGTATCCTGTGGCTCCTGTCACGGCTTGTACTGTAACTTTATGATTTGATCCTGAAGGTCCGTATGCTGCTGTTATGTTTCCGGTTCCGCCGCGAGCAGTAAACGATGCTTCCACGGAACGAATGACGGGTGCCGCCTTAATCGGTCCATACAGATACAGTTTCATGGTGAACGAAAGAGTCATGATTGTGACTTTTCTTGTCCCGTAATCACCATAACTTCCATCATCGCCTTCAGATAGTATTGCATTCTTGAATACAACAGGAACATCCACATCCATGTCGGTTTCATTCATGTTGATAGAAACCGTGTAATCGGGCTGAAAGTAAGGAATGATTTGCTCAAATATCTGTAATGCATCCTCCGTATTTTTTGTCATGATGCTCAACGAAAGATCAATGTTATAAGGAACCCGCTCATATCTTCTTTTTAATTGATTTGCATTGAGTGCAGCAACCGTTGAATTCATCGTTGACAATTTTCGAGAGGAATCGAATGTGATGTTTTGCATCTCAAACGAAAGTCTTGGAAGATATGTTTCTAACTTAACTGCCGCTTGATCAAAATCTGTTCCGATTCTTTCAAGTCTCCTGATGAATTTCTGCCTTGGACCATATGCAATGGGAACCTTTATTCTTTCAACTTCCACTTTGCTTGAGTCGTATCTTGCAATATGAATGTTGTTGAAGAGATTGGCAAAGGCAACAACTGCCTTTCTTATAGTGCCATGATAGTAATATTCGAACATCAAGGCTCTCCGAATGGGTGATTCTCATCAAAGTTCAGGAAGCCATCGGCTTCTGCCTGTATGGCGGCATTGGAATTGTCTACAAGCGTACCGAATGCCTCCGTGCTTCCTGATGCTGCAATAGGGTAATATGCTGTGTTGTCCGACTTTGTTACATATCCTCCCGTGAGACTCCAGCCGCCAAGCGAATCCACCAGAACCATACTCGACGGTTGCTGCGGGTTCCAAGAATATACGGTTGCTTTTGAAGTCGCCGTCGAAAAGTTTCCCGTAATCGACCCACCCGAAGGCTGATAAACGAAGTCGCCTTTTGCAAAAGTTCCTGTTCCACTTGTTGCTCCTAGTGTGAGTTGAAGTTTGAATGCAACTTCCTCTACCGCATCTATTTCGGGTATTCCCGTATTCAACTTTTCCTCGCTGTATTGGAAAAGTTCGCAAGTCATCTGGTAGGAATGAAGTTTGCCTAATTGATAGAATGGATTTTCATGTTCTACGAACTTAATCTCAAACAAACCTTTGTTGAGGGGCAAGAAAAGAAGATCGCCCTCCATTGGTCTTGCCATTCCGGTTTCTCTTTTGAATCGCTTGCGAGAAACCGTGAACTTCACGCTATCTCTCACCTCAAAGCCAAACTTAGTGAATTGGTCACCACCCTCAAATGCCGTGGTGGTGTCCATGTACATCTCTATCATTTTGAATGAATTGAATCTTGAATACGCCGCTTCACCGAAGAAATCATCCTTGTGAACCATTGTTCTCGGGATATAGTACATCTCCATGCCATGAATCTTTATGGCCTCTATGGTCAAATCCTCCACGAGATTTTGCTCGGAAAGATTCTTGAACTTGTTGAAATATGGATTTACTGCCATTTTATCCCATCATGAAATCAACAGGAAGTTCGTATTTCGTGATGATTTCCTTTTCGATTTCATCTATTTCTTTTTGTGCTTCCGTGGCAATGTCCACTCCGCGAAGCGTAACATCACCTGGCATCTTGATGCCGCTGTACTTGCTCATATTCACGCCCCATTGCCGCTTGATGAGTGCGGTGAGGTATTTCTTCAACATTCTGTCCTCGTATATTTCAGGGTGTACGCGGGGATCAAGAATGCGATAACACTCAATAATAAGATATGCTCCAGGTTTTACAATTTTCCAATCCATGTGAATCTCAAGACGATTTGTCACACGACTGAATTCGACTTGCTTTTCGGGAGAAAGGAACTGTCGCAACAAGGAAAGATATTGCTGCGTCAAATCATATTGGATCAGGTCAATCGTTCCGAATGTATAAAGATCATTCAAGGCATACTGATAGCGAACATCGAACATATCGATGGTTTGCTGAGATATGTGAAATATCTTTGTTACGCTTGTGATCAAGTTATCAATCGGGACAACACCGCCCGACAAGTGAGCAGGAGTTCCGCCTGTTAATCCTGCTTCGGTCATCGTCTGATATCGATCTGCGTAACTCAAACTTGATGAATTGTCGGCTTCAAGTAACAGGTATTTTCGATCAATGTCTGCTTGAGTCAGTTGATATTTGAGGTATACCCTTTCGACTCCATCAAAATGGTATTCCGACATGTATCTAAGGGCATCATCGACTCTATCATCTACTTGTTCATCGTCAACATTTATTTCGACAACCGGTGCGCCAAGTTGCCGAAAGCAATAATCCACCAGTTTTTGTCGCGTGTTGATTGCAGCCATCGGAATCCTCCGATGCTATTTAGACTTCATCGAATGCTTCAAATTTTGATTATCCACCTGAAGTCGCTGCTTTCTATATTGGGAAGAAAGGCATGTGCGGCATCGACCGGAGAGAATTCACATGGGCTTGCGATTGCTTGACTCATCAAGGGAAACTCTTGATTTGAATTGACCGTTACCGTTAACAGTCCGTTTCCGCACGACATGACATGAACAATTCCTCTCCACCCCAAAGTTGACATGAATATCTTTGTTCCTGCTGTAATTGTGCCTTCATAGGCAAATATTGCAAATTCTTTGGAAAAACTTACGGATTTCAAAGTCATTGTTTTTGCAGACTCAATCAGCACCGCATGGAGCCTTGGAAATAAAGATTGTTCTATCAATGACCCGTTGCACAACATCCATCCTTCAGGAGGAGATATGCCGCAAAACTGCATTAATGTGCCGGTAGGAATCGGTGCAATGGCCTCCTGTTGAGGACGAACAAAAAGACCTTGTCCATCTCTCAGACCATGAAGTACCGGTATACCTCCATGGTCCGTCAACAATCCATCCTTCGTCAAAAAATAAGTCTTTCCTCGCTCAATCCACTCTATGTTAATTAATCCCGACATCACTACATCGATTTCGGTATTCATTGGAGGATGTGCCTTTTCAACCATTCCTATGATTGGATCATTTGGATGACTTGATGAAAAGGGACGAATTCTTCCGTCATTCCTATCGACAGAAACAATGGTTCCAGAACCAAACGACGCAGAATAACCAAGAGAGAGGGTGGATCGTATGGAGTCCGATCCACCCTCTCTAGGAATGTGAATTCTTGGAGGAAAGGCGGGCATTAGCCTCCGTTCATCAATTCCTCTGTGGCAAACTTGAGATTTGCCTCAATTCTTTCCTTTTGGTCAGGCGGATACTTGCCGGATTGCAACAGAGCAATTGAAGCCTGTCGAGATTCCTTGAAATGTCCCGTCCAATATGATGCAATCGCAAATTCGTCCAAAAGCATCCATTCATAGACAGGAGCCGCAATAAAGAGAGCAGCCTCGGGACAACGGCACTTTAGTCCTTGCTTGGCAAATGTGTATGCCTGATCGA